TCAAGGTGATACAGGCCCAACGGGCCCTCAGGGTCCTCAAGGATTTTCTTTAAATCTACTAGGAAACTTGGCTTCATCATCAGAGTTGCCTACTTCTGGTAACACAACAAATGATGCATACATTGTTTTAGATACAGGCAATCTTTGGGTGTGGAATGGTTCAGCTTGGGAAGACCAAGGCAGATTAGTAGGTCCAACGGGAGCAACAGGAGCCACAGGCCCAATTGTTACTGGTCCTACTGGTCCTCAGGGTGTCGGTTCTCAAGCTAAGGGTTACTACAACACTTACGCAGACTTTATTGCTGGAGCTGGAGCAACTTCAGCCGAGGTAGGCGATTTCTACGTTATCTACGAAGAAGACACTATCTATATCTATACCTCTGAAGATGGATGGATTGAAGCTGGTGCTTTGATTGGTCCTACTGGTCCTACTGGTGCTGACTCAACGGTTGAAGGTCCAACTGGTCCTCAGGGTGATTTAGGACCGACTGGTCCAACAGGACCACAAGGTACTTCAATCACAATGAAAGCAAGCGTTGCGACAGTTGGAGAACTTCCTTCTACTGGCAACACTCTTAATGATGGTCGCGCTGTAGATGCTGATGGCGATTTGTATGTTTGGGATGGAGATAGTTGGAATAATGTAGGACAAATTGTTGGTCCTACTGGTCCTACTGGTCCAGGAGTTACTGGTCCTACTGGTCCAGCATCTACCCAACCAGGTCCAACTGGTCCTACAGGTCCATTTGGTCCTACGGGAGCTAAGGGTGGAGTTACTTATATAGTAACTTCTACTGGAGATGGTGGCTCTTACCAAGTTCAATCATTGCTTGGAGGAAACCCAACCCTAACTGCAGTTCGAGGCGAACGTGTTTATATTGACGTAAGTCAAGTTTTAACTTCAAACCCATTTGCGCTTCGTTTAAGTCAATTCTCTGCTTCTACTGTTCCAGGAACAATCAATAACTCTCCTACTCAGGGTCGTACTGGAGCTAGCGCAGACACAACCATTATTTATGATGTACCACTTGATGCTCCAACACAACTAGTTTATGTTGACGTTACTGAGCCAAGTATCGGTGGCATCATCGAGATTGTTGACAAGATTGGTCCAACTGGTCCTTCGGGTCCAACAGGACCTACAGGAGAACCTGTATCAAATCAGTATGTACCAATTGCTGGAGGTATAACAGGAACTCCTACTGTTTTTGGTGAGTATACGAGGTACGGTCAAGATGTCACTTTTGGTGTGAGAATTATTTATTCCAACTCTGCTTTTAGCTCTGCGCAGTTGACAGTAACTCTTCCATTCCTACCGAATTCAGTTGAAACTATCACCGCGGTTGGATTTTTGGATATAGACGGTTCGCAAGCTGGAAGTTTATATTCAGTAAAGGCTATTAGCCAATCAGAAGGTTCTGCAACAATGAAACTTTATTTTGAAGGAACCAATGGGTTGCTTACCCCTGTAACTGGCACTGCTCCTACTACACTAAGCACAGGCACAGCTTTGTATATAACTGGTGCTTTTGTTTCGGTACCGAGTTAGAAGAGGATAAATAGATGACAGCTATAGACTTTCCAACTAATCCAACTCTAAATCAAGAGTACACAAACGGTGTTAACACTTACTACTGGGACGGCACTGCTTGGCGTTTAGTTCGCACAAGTGCTCAAGGTCCAACTGGTCCTACAGGCCCAGCGGGTCTTGATTCAACTGCTATCGGTGCTACTGGTCCACAGGGTGAGATTGGTCCAACTGGTCCAATAGGTCCAGAAGGTGCGGCATCACTTGTTCCTGGTCCTACAGGGCCTACGGGAGCAACTGGAGAATTTGCAATCGCTCCTTGGACTTTGTATACACCAATTTGGTATGGAAGCTCTACAAATCCTCAGATTGGAAATGGAACTCTTCAAGGTAGATATACCTATGTTGGAGCAACAATTTTTGGTGAAATAAGAATTCAAGCAGGAACCATTGGATTTAACCGAGGCAGTGGTACTTATTCTTTGAGTCTGCCTTCTAGTGGAATTGTGGAAAATTATCAGCCAGTTGGTCAAGTTGTTATGCGAGATGAAGGACCAGGTATTACATATTTTGGTACAGCAATTTTTAATAACAACTTCACAAACCGTATAGAGCTATTTATGCACTCTCAGTCTGCAACTTTTGACGAAGGCGTTGCCGTTACGGAAAGTACTCCATTTTTGATAAGTGCTAATGACAAGATACTTGTTCAATTTACCTATGAGTCGGCGGTATAAGGAGATAATTTATGGCAGCCATTGATTTCCCTAACTCCCCAACAATAGGAGATTTATTTACATCTGGTGTACAAACTTGGCAATGGGATGGCACCGCGTGGAATCTTGTAATTTCTCAAGTTGTTGGACCCACGGGTGCGACAGGTCCTCAGGGTGCAGCAAGTAACGTAACGGGTCCTACAGGTGCGACAGGAACAGTTCTACTTGCCGCTGATACGCCTCCAGTTGGAGCTTCTGCTGGAGATGCATGGTTAAACACTGCCACAGGAAAAATTTATGTTTATTTTGATGACTACTGGGTAGAGTCTGCTTCCAGTCTTTCTGGTAGTGAAGGACCCACTGGTCCTACAGGTGCGACGGGTCCAATATCTACAGAGTTAGGTCCGACTGGTCCGCAAGGACCAACTGGTGCTACTGGCCCGCAAGGAAATACTGGTCCTACAGGTGCAAATGGTTTAGACGTTACTGGTCCTACTGGTCCACAAGGCCCTACTGGTCCTACGGGTGAAGTTGGCCCCGAAGGTGAGCGTGGTCCTGTTGGTTCAACAGGTCCAATTGGTGCTACTGGCCCACAAGGCCCAGAAGGAGAGACTGGCCCAACTGGTCCGCAAGGTTTGCAAGGTGAGCGTGGTATTACAGGTCCTCGCGGATTCGTAGGTCCTACTGGCCCAGTTGGTGCAACAGGACCTTCAGTCACGGGCCCAACAGGGGCAACAGGAGATGCAGGTCCAACTGGTCCATCTGGTGGTCCAACTGGTCCGACTGGAGCTACTGGTGCAACTGGTCCAACAGGTCCAGAAGGTGCGGCAGGTCTTCGTGGTGCAACAGGTGCTACTGGTGCAACAGGTGCAGCTTCTACTATTCCCGGTCCAACTGGTCCAACTGGTCCCGCAGTAACTGGTCCTACTGGTGCTGACTCAACGGTTCCAGGCCCAATAGGACCAACTGGTCCTGCAGTAACTGGTCCTAAAGGTGATAAGGGTGATCCCGGAGATAGCTTTTCTGGCGTAACATCTTCTGCTACTTTATCTGTAAATCTTGGTTCGGAAAACTTCCTTGTAAATAAAGTTAGTGCTTTTGCAGTAGGAACTAGAGCAAGATTAGCTAGTGCTACTTTCCCTCAGGATTATATGGAAGGTGTCATTACAGGAATTGTTGGAACATCAATAACGATGTTTGTAGACAAAATAAATGGCGAGGGAAATACTTATTCAAGTTGGAATTTAGTTCTCGGTGCTGGTGAGGTTGGTCCTATAGGTCCAACTGGTCCACAAGGTGCATCAATTAAGTTTAAAGGCACAGTTGTTAACGATGTTGATTTGCCTGCAACTAACAATCAAATTAATGATGCATATGTAGTTCAAGCAACAGGCGATCTCTGGGTTTGGAATGGAACAGTTTGGCAAAACGTTGGTCGTATCCAAGGACCAACTGGTCCAGATGGAGCAGTAGGCCCAGCGGGTCCTACTGGATCTAAAGGTGACCAAGGAGACCCATCAACCGTTCCTGGCCCGCAGGGTGAGCAAGGTATTCAAGGCATTCAAGGTCCTGTAGGAGATACTGGTCCTACTGGCCCAGCTTTCTTTAATTTAACTGGTCCTCAATATTTATCATCTGTTACTTTGACAGCGAACGATGCAGCTTCTTTAGTTAAATTAAATAGTTCAATTCCTTCCGTTGTAACTATTCCAGCTGATGGAACAAATGGATATACGTTTGACACAGGCGCTCAATTGGTTCTTGTACAGCTTGGAAGTGCTGTATTTAGTGTTACTGGAGCCGCTGGGGTAAATGTTCTCAGTGAAGGAAGCAGATACACCAGCAAACAAAGATATGCCGTGGCCTCATTAATAAAGCTTGGTGCTAATTCATGGTTACTTAGCGGAAACTTGCAGGCATAAAATGTTAATAGCAACTCATGCAATGCATGCGACACTACCAGTAGCGTTTCTTCCAGCTGTTTGGAATCTTGTATCAAATAGTTCTTTTGGTACTACAAACATAAATGGAATTGCTACTAATGGAACTGGGCAATTTGTTGCAGTTGGGAGTTCTGGAAAAGTCGCGACCTCTGGAGATATAACTTCATGGACCCAGAGGTCTTCAGGTTTTGCTGGTAGCAACATTTATGCTATTGCATATGGTGACGATCAGTACATTATTGGTGGCAGCTCTGGAAAAATGGCTACCTCTCCAGATGGAATTACTTGGACACTGCGAGCCTCATCTTTTGGTGCAAGTGCAATTTTGGGAATTACTTATGCTCCATCCGCTGGATTGTGGATTGCTGTTGGTGGTTCTGGAAAATTAGCTACATCAATTGATGGAATTGAGTGGACTCAGCGTTTGTCTTCCTTTGGAACTACTTTTATAAATGGTCTTTTTGCCAACTCAACTCTTGTGGTCGCTGTTGGATATGATGGAAAATTGGCAACATCATCCAATGGAATTAGTTGGACTCAAAGAGGTTCTTCTTTTATTACAAGCACTATTTTTTCAGTCACTAGTAACCCTTCAGAAAACAGGTATGTTGCTGTAGGAGACTCTGGAAAAATAGCAACTTCAAACAATGGCCTTACTTGGGTACAAACATTTCCAGCTAGCACTTTTGGTTCGTCCCAGATTAGGTCTGTCACGTCAAATCTAGAAAATTATTATTTAGCTGGTGGAACCGCGGGTAAGCTAGCAACCTCTACAGATTCAATTTCTTGGGTCCAGAGAAACTCTGGTTTTAGTACATCAAATATAAATGATGTATATCTTGACGATTCGGTAGCTATTGCAGTAGGTAATAGTGGCAAGATTGCGTATTCGGGAGGTTAAATGTTTTCTTACGTGATTATAAATAGCAACCCTAGAGGCCCCATTGTGCAGATTCTGTATGGAAGCAACATTATTGATGAAAGCGGACCATGGGAGTCTTTGGAGTCTGCAACTACATGGGCAGAGGCTTATGTAAGTATGAAGAATGCTAATCAATCAGAACCACAAGTTGGCTAAGAATTATCAAAGTAGAATAGACATTTGGAGCAGAAAGGAGACAAGCTAAGTGGCAGCAATTGATTTTCCAACACCCGTAGTGGTTGGCGAAGAGTTCACCGCAGGTGGGCAGACTTGGATTTGGACTGGCGCTGTCTGGGAAGCTAAGCGTGTAACTCCTACTGGCCCAACTGGACCTCAAGGTATTCAAGGCCCGACAGGTGCGACAGGTCCACAAGGACCAACTGGTACTCAAGGTATTGCTGGTCCGACGGGTCCCGTATCTGATGTTGCTGGTCCTCAAGGTCCTGTAGGTTCTACTGGTCCGCAAGGTCCTACTGGTCCGCAAGGTTTGCAAGGTGAGCGTGGTGAGCGTGGATTTACTGGACCTACTGGTGCAGATTCAAATGTAACTGGTCCACAAGGTCCTACAGGTCCTCGCGGTGTTACTGGTCCAACTGGTCCAACTGGAGCTCAATCCGAGGTTCCAGGTCCAACTGGTCCAACTGGTCCTGTTGGTAAATTCACAGCTAGTCCAACTGCACCTGATCTACTAACTGCTGTAAATGGTGATGCTTGGTTTGACACTAATACAGCAATTACTTACGTTTTTTATAATGGTGTTTTTATTCAAACTCAGGGTGGTTCCACTGGACCTGTCGGTCCAACAGGGGCTCAGGGGTCATTTGCAGCTAGTTACAGCTGGTGGTTAGGTACATAAAATGCAAAACACAAGCACTTTTTTAAAATCAAAGATTTGTAGCAGTGGTATTCTACTAACAAATCTCGTGTGTGGTGAGAGAGGTATTGACTAATGCCCGGTTTTCTAGGCGGTAGTTCTGGTGGCAGCGGTGGCGCTGGTGGAGAAATTACTGGTTTTCCGAAAGAGTTTATTGACCCAGTAACTAAGTTTCGCGTATCCGAGCCACAAAACCTCATCGATACGGACTTTGAGTACGGACTTCAACCTACCAAGTGGGAGACTGTTGAGCTTATCAACAACACTCCTTCATTCTTTTCGAAGTCTGGTGACACCACAATTCCTAACATCATTGCGATTACAACAAATGATGGAACTCGAGAAATTACCGTATCCACTGGCCTCCCACACGGGCTGGCGGTCGGTATTCCTATTAACGTAACTGGAACAAAATCAATTACCGCTGATGGTGCATACATCATCAACTCTATTCCAAATGGCAGCACATTTACCTACTTGTGCCGCGACATTCAGCAGGGTAACAACTCTATTGAAGATTTGTATTCATCTGTTATCACTGGAGAGTTCTTCCAAGGCTCCCAGCTTCGCCTTTCAGACGAGGCAGGTATTACTACCGACGGTGAGTCTATTTCAACTCTAACTGTTACTACAGGCTCTACCCACGGTTTTTATGTAGATACACCTTTCTACTTCTTGAATCTAAACTCTACTATTTCTCAAGAGTTCCCTGCCAATAACAATGAGGCAAAATCTTTTGATGCTTCAAACTCAGCTACCGCTCAGACTTTTGACGGTTCTAATACTCTTTCTCAAATTAACATTGATTGGTCAAACTCAGCCACCGTGGCGGGTGTAACTAGCTCTATCAATATGAGTGCTCAGAATCTTGTAGACAATACAATTACTGTTGCTCATGGAACAGAAAATTTTGTTGGTAAGGTAATTGGAACCCCTCTTTATTACGACGTTGTTGCTGGTGGAGGGTTCTTTTCTACAAATCCAAGAGGCGTTGTATTTTTAAAAACTAATACCACTCTTGGAACTTCAAGTTCTACTTTCCAAGTCTCTGAACTTCCAGATGGCGATGCAATTGCAATACCAACGACAATGACTGGAACCTTCCAGCTTGCTAACCAAGCTCGTACTTTTGCTGGAAATAATCAAAATGCTGCAACTGAAGTTGAAGTGGTAATTATTAAAGATGCGCCAAAAGAATTTGATGGTGCTAATCTATCAATTGAAGTTGGAAGAGTTACATCGTACAGCGGTTCTTTGGTTAACGTAGCTTCTGATCAAGAAGTACCTTTAAATTGGTACTTTGGAACTATGGTGTACTACACCACCACTGGAACAGCGGCAAACGGTCTTACAAACAACACCACATATTTTATTGATTCTTTCTTTAGTACTGGTGGACTAAATTATGCGTTTACCTTAAAGCCGACCCCAACGGGTACAACTATTACTTCAATTTCTGGTGGAACTGGTACTCAAACTTTTAAACAAATTGGTATTTCTCCAGATAAAAACATTTTTCACTTAAAAGACCATGGATACACCCGTTTTGACATGGTTAGATATACAGCTCCAGAAAATGGTGCTTTTTCTGTAGTAGATGCTTCTCAAGTTAAGAATTTTTACTTTGTCGCGCAAGTATTAGACCAACACAATTTTACTTTAAATCAGACAGTTGGAGAGCTAAGTCCTCAAACTATCACTAGAACAGGTTTTTCTAGATACGCAATTACACCAACTACTGTAACTGCTATTGGTATGACCGCTCCTATTACATATGCAGTCACAAGTGGAACTCTTCCTTCAGGTCTTACTTTAAATACAAGTACTGGTGTTGTGTCAGGAACTCCTACAGAGAATATTGCACCTCCAGGACGTACAGTAATTATTACTGGTACTGACGTTGATGGTATTTCGGCTTTTCAAACTCATCTCTATCAGTTCGATCAGCCACCTGCTTTGTATACATTCTCGAGCGTAACCTTCACTCCAGGTGGTGCTGGTGGTGCTGGTGGTCCAAACCTGACTCAAGCTCGTTCTGGTGCAGGAAACCCATCTTGGGGAAATACATATATCACTATGCCAGGCAATACTGGAACAATTGTTTGGACAGTTCCCGAAGCAGCAACTTATCGAGTTGAAGCATACGGAGCAGCTGGCGGTTGGGCCTCTAACTGGGGTAACCGTGGTGGTTACGGTACTCGTATGCGTGGCGATTTTGCATGGCAGCTTGGTGACGAAATTAAACTTGTTGTTGGTCAAGCTGGCGGTGGTATGGGTGACAACGGTGGTGGCGGCGGAGGTAGCTACGTTGCTCGACGCTCTGACAATCTTCCATATCTAGTTGCTGGTGGCGGCGGTGGTGCATCTCCAGGTTGGTATGGAAATGCGGACGCAACCACTGGTACCAGCTCTCGAGGCTCTAGCTCATGGGGCGGTTCTAGCAATGGAAATGGTGGAAACGGTGAATCCATGGGTGGAGGTGCTGGTTTCTACGGAAATGGTGGAGGCTGGGCAGGACCTGGTACTTCATTCGTAAACGGTGCTTACGGCGGTAACTACTCAACCCACGGTGGGTTTGGTGGCGGTGGAGCCGCTCGCGGTTGGGCTGGCGGTGCTGGTGGTGGCGGTGGCTACTCAGGTGGTCCTGGTGCATATTGGTCAGCAAACGGTGCTGGTGCTGGTTCTTACAACGTTGGAACTAATCAAAGCAATTCTGAAGTTGCTAGTAGTGGCAATGGTCAAATCAGCATTCAGAAACTATAAGAAGGAGAGTATAAATGCCTATTGATGTAACAGCTGCAGGTGCGCAGGGTACTCACACTTTTGCTCGAGTCAACGTCAACATTGATGAAGATTTTATTTACTTCAAAAACAGTGGAGAGAGCGTTATCCCAACTCCTCTAGCTCCAGGAGTTGCATTTTTATACACCTCTGGTGTTGGTTCTGTAACAGGTTTTACAGAAAATGGTCTTGTTTACGTTACAACTACTGAACCTAAAAAATTAAAATTTAGCACAACTTTTAATGGAACTGCACTCGATTTTACTGACAGCGTGGCTGGCTCTATTAAATTTAATACACCAATTGTTTTCTCTAATAAACTAAACATAGACGCATCAACTCCTACAAACCAAGCGGTTAAGTATTACACAAACGGAACCCCAATCACAGGGCTTACAAGTGGAGACACATACTTCTTAAAGAACGTCTCTATTTCTGAGTTCGCGGGTTCTCAGGCTCTTTATGCATTTACCAGCCACACATTTACAACATGCGGAAAAACAGGAAGAGTTGGCCCTACCCAACAGGAAATGCGTGCTTCATACAGCACCACTTGGGATGAGACATATCTAGTTCAAGGTGCTTTTGTTGGTTACCAAGACTGGACAGTTCCAGTTTCTGGTATTTACAGATTTAATGTTAGAGGTGCATCAGGCTACAATGGCGCTGGTTCTGGCGGTATAGGTAGAGGCGCAATTGTTGAAGGTGAAATTGCACTAACTAAGGGTGAAGTAATTACAATTGCCGTTGGTCAGCAAGGAGCTGCGCCCTCTTCTGGAACTACTTGGGGCGGCTCTGGTGGTGGAACATTTGTTGTTCGTAAAACTGGTAATGAGCCTTTATTTGTTGCTGGTGGAGGTTCTGGTGAGTCTAACGTTGGTGCTGGACGAGATGCTGTTCTTACTCAATTAGGCGGTACATCTACTAATAATCAACCAGCTGGTGGTCAAGCAGGTTTTGGTGGTCGTTCTACTAACCCATTTGGTCGTTCTGCTGCTGGTGGAGGTTTCTTCTCTCGCGGACAAAACGGTGGATTTGGTAACACAACAACACTTGGTGGTGGTTCGTTCCTTGATGGTTTGACAATGGGCACTAACACTCTTGTTGGTGGTTATGGTGGTTTTGGTGGCGGTGGTCAGTCAGACGGAAACGTAACTGGTCAGTCTGGTGGTGGCGGTGGCTACTCAGGTGGTGGTGGAGCTCGCTCTACAACTGCTAACCATTCTGGTGGTGGTGGTGGTTCATTCGTTGTGGCTACAGCCGCAAACGTTAAAACTTCTACAGGATTTTTTGATGGTGCCAACACATTCAATGGAACCCTTATTGCAAATCTAAATGCATATCACACTGGTGAAGGACAAGTTGCAGTAACTTTGGTTTCTAGCTTTACTACTGGTAACAGCGTGCACCCAACTGCTCAAGATGCTGAAAATGGAACTAATGCTATTGCAATAGAGCCAGCTGGTTCTTCATATCACTCATTTGTACCAATTAATCTTGATATTCAAAACGATGCAATTCATAGTGCTGCCTTACATACATTAAATAATGGTGAGGCAATCCAAGTGTCGTTTAATGGGGTTCCACCAACTGGAATTCAAAACAATGGTATTTATTATGTAAACACTATTGATGCATTTAGCTATCGTTTGAGTACAACCCCTTCTCCTAGCTTTACAAACATCAATTTAATTTCACCATCTTCTAGAGAAGTTTCTACTACCTCTAAGATCAGTCGAGTTGTTGTAAATACTGCAACAGATACTTTGACTATTAGTAACCATGGATTTTTGGTTGACCAGCCTCTTCGTTATAGCGTTGGTGATGGAACTGCAATTACTCCTCTTATTGACCAAGCCACTTACTATGTCGCTGAGGTTTTAAATGCTAACCAGATTCGTTTGAAGTCTTCTCTTAATTCTCCAACATTTATCAACTTTACAGGTGCTGGAACTGGTACGGGTCACAGCTTTATCTTCCTAACTGTTAATGCACTGGAAGACACTCTCTACATCCCTAACCACGGTCTTGTATCTGGTCAGGCAGTGCGCTACTCCAAAGGTTTGGAAGCCAACACTGTTATTCCTGGTTTGACTGATAACACTACTTATTACATTGTTAAGGTTGACAATAGCATTGTTAGACTTGCTACGAATAAAGCTCTTACTGTTATTGCAAATATAACAAGTCAAGAACCGTGGCCTGCTACTGGAACCCACTCCTTATTTATTACTTCTCTTGATTACGCAACTAACACTATAACTTTGCCAGGCCATGGGTTCCTGCAAGGAGAGTTGGTTGAATATGACAGCAAGGGTCAGACAGCTGTAGATGGGCTAACTACTGCTACTCCTTACTATGTAATTTTCATAGATGGTGACAACATTAAACTTGCTACTACACCAGAAGAAGCAGATGCTGGAACTGCTGTAGATCTCACTGATACCCCACTTGGCGTTGGTCGTCATACTCTACGCTCACTAAGCAAGACTCCAGATGGAATTTACACCATCACATCTACACCGTCTGCAACCACATTTACTGTAGAAGCAGCTGGTAACGTTCCAATTATTACTAAAGTATTTAACCCAAGATCTACTGTAAACCTTGAAGCCGACACCTTCTTCTTGCCGTCTCATGGTTTCACAACTGGTACTGAGGTTACATACGAACAGGGAGATTCTGCTACAGATATTGGTGGATTAATAAATAACACACAATACTATGTTGTAGCTATTAACAGAGACTACTTAAAGCTCGCAACATCTGCAGAAAATGCTGCAGCAGGTATTACTCTCAGTGTTACTGACTGGGGTACTGGTGTAGGTCACAAACTAATCACAGACCAGATTAACGGTAACGTAACAGGTTCTGGAACAGTATCTGTTGTTTCAGGCTCTGTTCTTGTTAACGGTACTGGTACAGCTTTCTCGAAGATTTTGAAAGTTGGAGACAGATTCCGCTTATTCCCAGCAAACACAACTAAACAACACGGAACCCTCGTGTTTGAAGCAGCTGATGTTAACACTGGAACAAACTTAATCACAAAGAGCAATACTTTTGCTACAGCTGATGCAGTAGTGTTCTCTGCTGGTTCAGGAACTGCTCCATCTCCTTTAGTAGAGGGAACAACTTATTACGTAAGAGTTGTAAGTGCTGGCTCAACATTCACTCTTCACCCTACAGCTGCTAATGCCACAGCCAATACAAACATAATTGACATCACCACTGTGGGCTCTGGAACTGATTTACAGTTGTCTAGAACAAATAAAACATTTTCAGATGTTGATGTAAACACCACAAACAACCGTATTGTTAAGACTCATAATTTTGAAACTGGAGAAGTAGTCAAGTTTGCTACAAACGGTGGAGTGGCCCCAACTCCTTTGGTTGATGGTTACTACTACTATGTAAGAGCTATATCAAATACTGAAATCACTCTTCACACCACATTAAATGATGCTAATAACAACCTTCAAGCTGTAGACTTTAGCACTCAAGGTACTGGAACTGCTTTCTCTCTAACTAGTACAGCCCCAGTGGGACCTATTATTAGAAAGATTACCGCTATTGGTGGTGACACACAGATCACTGTAGACCGACCATATGCAAATGCATATGACGCTGTTTCTTACTCTTACCCAACTTTCGTCTATGTACGTCCGCAGGGCTACTCACTGCACCGTCCATTCGACGGTGGCGTTGAGATGTCGGTAGGTTCTAAGACATCATTTGGTCAGATTGTTCGTCAGACTCGTAAGTACTTCCGTTATCAGTCAGGTAAGGGTATTCAGTCTTCTTGCGGTGTCAACTTCCAGCCTTCAATTGACCTAGAGAGCATGACTAAATTTAGCGAGATTACTATTGAATGTAAGACTCGACGCCCTCACGGTCTTGTCTCTGGTTTGTTTATTGTAATTAATGCTGCTGAAGACTCTTTTGGAGATGTAAGTACTGTATATAACGGAGAATTCCAAGTCACTGTTGTTGATTTGACGACTTTCCGCTTTACTGCAAAAGAGCCAATTGTAGAGTCTAGAGCTTACGGATTCCCTCAGTTCTATGTCCGCGAGTGGGAAAATGGTGCTGTACGTGAAGGTATGTTTGACTTCCAGAACGGTGCCTTCTTTGAGTTCGATGGAGAAGCAATCTACTGTGTCCGTCGTTCATCCACTCAGCAGCTAGCTGGTACAGCTTCTGCTCTTCAAGGTTCAGAGATTATTTTTGGAAATAACACCAGCTTCCAAGCTCAGTTGGATGTGGGCGATTATGTAGTTATGCGCGGTCAGTCTTACCGTATCACTGAAATTACATCAGACACTCGTATGTCAGTTAGACCTGAGTATAAGGGATCTTCTGGAACAGAGAAAGAGTTTAATCCGCAAACTCAAGTTAATATTTCTACTGACGTAATTACCATTATTGGTCACGGATTCTCAAATCGTCTTCCAGTTGTTTACAACTCAATCGACGGTGAGCCTATTGGTGGAATGATTAACGGTCGTACATATTATGTAGACCTAATTAATAACAACAGCTTTAAACTTGTTGCTGACCCAGATTCGACTGTTAACGTAAATCTGTCAAATACTGGAACTACTACAACTCACTCCTTTGTCCCAGCTAAATCAGGTATTGTGATTACTAAGACAGTAGATACAAGAATTCCTCAAAGCCAGTGGAATGTTGATATCTGTGATGGATCTGGTCCAACTGGTTATAATCTTGACATCTCTCGTATTCAGATGGCTTACATTGACTACTCTTGGTACGGTGCAGGTAAAATTCGTTTCGGTTTCAAGACTGTAGATGGTCAGGTTCAATACGTCCACGAGTTTGTTCACAACAACAACTTGTTCGAGTCTTACTTCCGCTCTGGTAACTTGCCAGGTCGCTACGAAGTTGTGACTTACGAGAACCCAACTTATATCCCATACCTCTTCCACTGGGGTACTTCGGTTATCATGGATGGTCGATTCGATGATGACAACGCGTACTTGTTCACTGGTACAAGCCAGACTTTGAACATCCCAGGCACCACAGCTAAGTCGTTTGCTTCATCTGGCATCAACCTAACAACTGACTTGTTCACTGTACAAAGTCACGGTTTTGCTCAAGGTGACCTTCTACAGTTCCAGTCAATTGCTACTAATGGATTCCCTGGAACAAATAACTTAAACCCAGCAACTCAAATTGTTGGTTCTAATACAACCGCAACACTTCAAAATGATGCGTTGTATGGAGTTTTGGTTAACTCTCCAAACTTGATTCACTTGACTCCTCCTAACGTAACAATTAGCAAGGGATCTAGTTATTCTGGTGGTCAAGCCATTACTAGTGCTCAAGCTGGTACTACAGTAACTATTACTACAACACTTCCACACAACCTAACCACAGGTATGTATGTTGGTGTATATGGTTCAACCCGTGTAGCAAATGGTCCGTTTTACATCACTAGAACAAGTGACACGGCGTTTACCTATCAAGCACCTACCGCAACTGTGGCAAGTGGTGCTGACCCAACCATTATTATGTGTGAGGTAATCAACTTCACTAGCCAAGGAAACACTCAGTACACTTACTTCTTGTATCCAAACGGCTCATTGAACAACACCTCTGGCCCTAATTACCAGCCATTGCTCTCAATTCGACTCTCTCCTTCAGTATCTGAAGGTTTGACTGGAAAGCTTGGAGACCGAGACGTTCTTAACCGAATGCAGCTACGTTTGCAAGAAATTGGTGTATCTACGACACAACTGGTTGACGTTAAGGTTCTCCTCAATCCACGTCTAAATAACCTAAACTTTGTTGGTGTAGATTCACCTTCCTTGACTCAGATTGTTGAGCACACCGCTCAAGACACTGTTTCAGGTGGAGTTCAGGTTTATAACTTCCGTGCCGCTGGTGGTGCTAGTGGTGCAGAAGATACAACCGTGGTAGACGTATCAACCCTGTTCGAGCTTTCAAACTCGATTCTTGGTGGAGACTCTATTTTCCCAGACGGTCCAGACATCTTGACAATTGCAGTATCTCGATTGACTGGAAACTCAACACTAACCGCAGCGAAGATGTCATGGGCAGAAGCTCAGGCGTAGGAGAGACACATGCCAATTCAACGACTCGGGATTCAAAACCCGTCGGGTAATACTGACACAGTACTTGCAACATTTTCTGAAGCACACCTTGTTTCAGTTATTGTCGCTAGTAAAGCAGCAACTGCCGTTCCTGCTTGTAAAGTCAGCGTTTGGATTGCTCCTGCAAATGCTATTATTCAGCAAAACTTTGCCTACATAGCTTTTAATTTAGATATCCCAGTTGGTGCATCTTTTGAGACATTTCGTTTTGCTGTAAACCCAGGAGACACACTATGGGTACGCTCAAGTAGAGGTGATACCTCATTTAGTTGTGTCGGTATTGCTCAAGAAGACTCGGCTCTTCCACAAAACATTACACAAACTTTTACTAATAAAGAAATTAGAGGTTTGTACAACACTATTTATGTAGACACTGGAACAACCGCAGAGCGAAGAAATTCTGCAGAAGTTGGATATGTTCGTTTTAACACTGAACTTAATAGTGGAAATGGCGCTCTAGAACAGAAAACAGCCAACGGTTGGGAAATTGTAGGAACTGGTGTTACATCAGGACCGACAGGTGCAACTGGTCCAGTTGGTGCCACTGGTGCTACTGGACCTTCAGGTGGACCGACTGGACCTACTGGTCCTACAGGTCCAACTGGTTCTACTGGTCCAATTGGTTTGGGCGGTAATGAAGGCCCAACTGGTGCTACTGGTCCTGCAGGACCTGCTGGTCCTCAAGCCACCTCGGTAAATCTTTTAGGCTCCGTGGCAGATTTTGCAAGTTTACCTGTATCAGCAGATGCAGCAGGTGATGCTTATCTAACTTTAGATACTGGCGATGTTTATGTTTGGACTGGGACCGAGTGGCAAGATTTAGGACCAATTATTGGTCCAACAGGACCTACTGGTGCGCAGGGTGCTACAGGTGCAGCTTCTAACGTTGCTGGTCCAACTGGTCCTACTGGTGGTCAAGGTGCTACAGGACCTACTGGTCCTCAGGGAGCAGACTCCGTTGTTCCTGGTCCTACAGGACCTACAGGTGCCACTGGTGCAGCAAGTAACGTAACGGGTCCTACTGGTCCAGAGGGTCCTACTGGACCTACTGGTGTTCAGGGTCCCGCAGGTACAAACATTGTTATTAAAGGCTCTGTTGCAGATGTTGCGTCGTTACCGTCTTCTGGAAATACAGCGGATGATGCTTATGTAGTTCTTGACACTGGAGATACTTATTTCTGGACTGGCTCTGCTTGGGTAAATCTTGGTTCAATAGCTGGCCCAGTGGGGCCAACTGGTTCTACTGGTGCAACTGGCTCGACTGGTGATACTGGACCTACTGGTCCATCTGGTGGACCTACTGGACCTACAGGTGCCACTGGTCCGATTGGTCCTCCAGGCACATCTAATGTTGCTGTAGTAGAAACAGTAGATTCCGAAACTTTTGTTGGATTATATGAAGAGTTAAGTGGTACTCAAGGTGGAGTAACAAGTCAAGGAATTAAATATAACGCTGCTACTCAAACTTTAATAGTTGGTTCAGTAGAAACTCCTCAAATTCTGCCACCAGCAACTGGAACAGGAACTTTTACAATAAGTTCTCCTACAACTCTAACTCTTTCAGCTCAGAGTGAAGTAATTACTACTTCTCCATTTCAGCTCCTTAGCGCAACTCTAAGTGATTTAACTACACTAGTGGCAACTGCTGGTGCAATTATTTATGTTTCTGATGCACCTATTGGATCTCAGCTTTATTACTATGACGGTCTTCAATGGGTTGAAATTGAAGGAACTGGTCAGGGTCCTACTGGTCCAACGGGTGCTACTGGACCTTCAGGTGGACCGACTGGACCTACTGGTCCTACAGGCTCTACAGGAGCTACTGGTCCCGCAGTAACTGGTCCTACTGGTGCGCAGGGAGCAACTGGACCTACTGGTGCACAGGGTGTAACTGGTCCTACAGGTGCGACGGGTCCTGCTGGAACTACAAATTTCAACACACTAAACGACATAACAAGTCTTTCATTGACAGTAGATGAGATTGCAGAACCTGCTTTTGTAAAACTTACTGTTGTAAATAATGGAACAACTAGTTATAGATTTACCAGCCACTATGGAACAGTTGATAATCCAATTATTTACGCTATTGGAGGTGCAACAATAGCTTTTAATCTTTCCAATGCTGGTCACCCATTTGCTATACAAACTGCAGATGGAAACAACTTTAGTGAAGGTTTATACCACGTTGACACTGATGGAACAGTAAGCACTGGTGCAGACGCTCAGGGTAAAACTTCTGGAACTTTGTATTGGAGAGTTCGTCATGGAATTACTGGTGGCTATGCTTACCAGTGCCTAGTTCACCCGTCTATGGGAAGTACCATAGTCATTAAAAATATTTCAGCAATTTAATGGGACTGGTAGATGAGTGAATATAAGGAATACACAGTCACCACAGAGAGTATGGAAATTACCGATTCTGTGTGGGAAGATTTGCTATCCCCTGAGAGTATTTTAGACACCATCCCAAATAGACCAGTAGAAGTTGCAAATGAAAGACCTACTAATCCAAATAACACTTCTTACTGGTTGACAGATGAGGAAGCTGCTCGTTTACGAGAAGACCCTCGAGTTATAGATGTTCAAGATTTGAACATGTTTAAACCAGTAAAACTGGCTTTTCAAGAAGGAAACTTTGACAAGCTAAGTACCCAAACTGGGGCAAAAGCTAACTGGGGCCTTCTTAGACATATAAATACTTCTAATGTTTATGGAACAGGCTTAGGCGATCCTAGCGGAACATATGATTATGTTTTAGATGGTACAGGCGTAGACGTTGTAATTATCGATAGTGGTATTCAAGCAAATCACCCAGAATTTACTGAGGTTGGAAACTCAAATGCCAGCAGATTTAATCCTATAGATTGGTTTGCTCTTAGTGGTGTTTCTGGTTCTATGCCAGATGGATTTTATCAAGACTATGACGGTCATGGAACCCACGTAGCAGCAACAGTTGCTGGAAAAACTTTTGGCTGGGCAAAAAATGCTCAAATTTTTTCTATAAAGTTAGAAGGTCTTAGAGCATCTCGTGACCCAGGTCAGGGGTTAGACACAGCTACCGCTTTTGATGTTTTAATTGGTTGGCATAACAACAAAACCAACGGAAGACCAACAGTAGTGTGCAATAGCTGGGGTTATGGAGTTTTTCATCGTGCCGATTTAGAAGCTTTTTCTTTTGGATTAGATGAAAGTGCAACTTTATTTGGGATAAGTGGTGGAAATTATAGAGGTGTTTCTTGGAGTGGTGCAACTTTAGACCCAGCAAAGGGTCACACTGGTTCTTTAGTAGCCCCAGATACATATTTTTATCCATACCGAGTTTCTTCAGTAGATGCTGATATTGCTTCTGGAGCCAACGCTGGAATTTTATTTTGTAATGCTGCGGGAAATGAATTTTTAAAAATTGATGTACAAGGTGGAGTTGATTATAATAACTACATTTTGACTGACTTCGGGTTTTACTACTACCACCGAGGCGGTACACCGGGCAGAAATTTAACAGTTTCAGATAAAGTATTTACTGTTGGTGCTGTTGACCACACTACTGAAGGTTTGTTAGATAGAAAAGCTAATTTTAGTAATTCTGGTCCTGGCGTCAATATGTACGCAGCTGGCTCTAGAATTATTAGCGCCATGAGCGCAGTAAATGATGACAACAGTAACTTTGCTTATTTTTTGAATAATTCTTTTAAACAGCAACTCCTATCTGGCACATCAATGGCTGCCCCACAGGTAGCTGGGGTCGCTGCCCTTGTGTATCAAATGCACCCAGATTGGGACCCCAGAAGAGTGATAGCATTTATTAGAAACAAAGCTTTAAGTGTTATGTATACAACTGGGCTAGATGACGATTATACTTCCGTGAACAGCCTACACGGGGGGGAAAATAAGATTATGTATGTCCCCATGGGCTCACAGCGTGTCTTTTCGTTCTTTAGGGCTACAGTCTAGGAAGTTAAAGGTATAATTATGAGGACATCAGCAGACGCAGTAAGGAGTGACTTGTGCCAGTAAAACGCCTCGGTCTTGCTACCCCCAACTCTAATGTTGCCACTCTTTTAGCCACAAATGACACTGCTGGCGTGGCTTCTGTAATTGTTGCTAATAGGGCAAATATAGAAAGTCTTGTAAGTATTTATGTTGAACCAGCTGAAGCACTTGGCGTAGAAGCAACTAGGTCGTATATTGTCGACAATTTGTCTGTAAGTGTTGGTCAATCTTTTGAGACTTTTAGATTTGCTTTAAACGTTGGAGATCAAGTATGGGTAAGATCTTCAACCTCTCTTGCAAATTTTTCATGCACACTGCTGTATGACCAAGCTGGTAGAGCCAATGTCGTATATACCCCTACTCAGCCTGGATTTCCAACTATTGGTGACATTTGGATTGACTCCGAAACTGATGAAGTAAAAGTTTATGTAGGTAATGGATTTAATACAGTGGCAACTGTTGCCCCTACTGGCCCTACTGGTCCTGAAGGTCCATTTGGTCCTACTGGTCCTTCGGGTCCTACTGGTCCACAAGGTTCTAGTGTTCGTATTCTTGGTACTTATTCAACTTTAGCTCTCCTTCAAGCAGATAACCCAATTGGTGCAATTGGTGATGCTTATGTTGTTGGTCAAGAGTTTGTATACGCGTGGTCTGACTTAAACCAAGAGTGGGCTCTTGTTGGCCCAATCGGTGTTACTGGTCCTACTGGACCTACAGGTGTTCAAGGTCCTCAAGGTATTGGTGGTGCTGATGGCGCAACAGGTCCAACAGGTGCCCCGGGAGAACCTGGTGGTCCAACTGGTGCTGCTGGTCCAACTGGTCCTACAGGTCCTGAAGGTCCAACTGGTCCAACTGGACCAGAAGGTCCAACTGGTCCTACGGGTTCTACAGGTGATACTGGTATTGAAGTTGGTGCAACACCTCCAGCAAATACTTCATTAATTTGGGTAGATACAACTGTAGATGCAGCAATTTTATCTCACGCCTCTACACACTCTGTTGGAGGCGCTGATGAACTCACACTTTCTACATCTCAAATTACAAACTTGGATAATCAGCTATTTGACATTGACGTTCTAACTTTAGGAGAAGCTAGCATTAGCAGAAAAGCTGCTATAGCTAACCTTTCTTACGGAACTTCTGGAACTATGCTTTTGACATACAGAAAAGCAACTAAAACAGAAACAATAACAAAACTTTCTATGTCCTGTGGAACAGCAGCAGGAGCTACACCGACTTTAGTTAAAATGGGAGTATATTCAGTAGACAACACCACTGGAGATTTAACTTTAGTAGCATCTACAGCCAGTGACACATCTGTATTTTCTGCAGCTAACACTTCATATGAAGTTACTTTAGCCTCACCTTGGTCTAAGACAGCTGGTACTACATATGCTTATGCACTTTTAATTACCACTGCTAATACTCTTCCTACAGTAGCTGGTCATTCGCACACATCTTCAACCGCGATAAATTCAATTCTTGCTCTTTCTCCTAGAATATCTGGGGCAGTAGCTGCACAAACCGATTTACCTTCATCAGTACTATCCGCTGATGTTGCAACGTCTAACCGTGCTCTTTGGACGCACGCTATTCCATAGAGGTAGGTGAAGATATATGCCAGTAATTAAATCATATGACTCTAATGGAGGAATATGGACTCCAATTGCTGCTGGTGCAACTGGTCCGACGGGCCCTCAGGGTGTTCTCGGTTCTACAGGTCCAACTGGTCCACAAGGTGTAACTGGGCCTCAAGGTGATTGGTCAACGGCTCAAGTGGTATCTACGCAAAGTACCTCTTTTACCGTTGCGCTAACAGATGCTGGAAAAATTTTAAAGTGTGATAGCGGTGCAGCTTTTGTTGCTACTATTCCAACAGATGCCGCTGTTCTTTTTTCTATAGGACAGAAAATTGATTTTCTTCAATATGGCGCAGGTCAGTTAACTGTTGAAGGAGACACTGGAGTCACAGTTAGGTCTACACCAACCAATAAACTTCGCACTCAGTACTCTGTCGCATCTGCGATAAAGATTGCAGAGAACGAATGGATTTTGGTTGGAGATTTGGCGCTAGTTTAATGCCAGTAAATGTTGGTTGCATTGGTGCTGCAGGTTCTCTAAAAGATGTAAGCAAACCAAAAGAACTTGGGTATAGGGTTAATTATATTAAAAATCCTACTTTTGAAGTTTCAACTTCTGATTGGACATCTTTTGCTGGAACAACTCTAGAGAGGGTTACATCTGAATTTAATACTGGCTCTGCTTCATTAAAAGTAACTAATACTTCAGGAGGCGGAGTTCAAAATGTAACCAGAATTCCTTTTTTCTCTACGGATGATGTTTGGTATTTAAGCGCATATATAAAGTTAGACTCGCTTGCTTCAAATGCTACATATTATTTACGACATCTTCAATATCAAACAGAAGTTTCAAGCGCTGCTATTGCTAGTGGAAATATTGGAGTAACCAGTTTAACCGCTGCTGACGGATGGGTAAGACTTAGCGGGTCATTCACAAAAAGCCCTAGCGCTAACTTTTTTGTTATGAGAGTTGTCACTACTTCATCTTTTAATACTGACGTTTTCTATGTAGACTCCGCTATGGCTGAATATTCAAGCTCTTTAGGAACATATTTTGACGGTTCTTATAATGGATTTTGGTCTGGGACAGCTAATGACAGCGCAAGTGGTGCTAGCCAATACTCATAATTTAATATAGGCTTAAGGGTCGAAAGGACAAAAATGACAACACTACCTAATTGGTTTGCTAATGATGGTGAAGTTAATTTTAATGCTCATTTAATGGCATATAAAGATAAACCAGCAAGAATGCTTCAAATAGGTGCCTACACAGGTGATGCATCTCTATGGTTGTGGAATAACGTTTTACGGCATAATCCAAACTCTGTTTTGATTGACGTTGACACGTGGGAGGGATCTGACGAGCCTTCGCATCATCAGATGAATTGGGGGACTGTAGAGCAGGTGTATGATTCAAAAACAAAAGACGCCCGAGACAGCAGAAAAATTGTAAAAGTAAAATCCAGCAGTGATTGGTTTTTTAAAAATAATTTAGAAAAATATGATTTTATTTACGTTGATGGGGACCATACAGCCTATGGGGTCCTAAAAGATGCAGTTAATGCTCTAGAGTGCCTTAACGTTGGAGGCATTATAGCTTTTGATGATTATAGATGGTCAGCTGGATTAGGTGTGTTAAATGAGCCAAAACTGGCTATTGATGCTTTTTCTGTAGTTAACTCAGACAAAATTGAAGTAATAGTTGATGGCTACCAGCGTTGGTACCGAAGAACAAGATAGGATATCCATATGAAGGTAGCTATATACACAATTGCTTTAAACGAACGTCAATTTGTAGACACATGGTACGAAGCTGCAAAAGATGCTGACTACTTGCTGATAGCCGACACAGGTTCAACTGATGGAACTGTAGAACGTGCAAAAGAATTAGGAATCAATGTAGTTGATGTTCGGGTCTCTCCATGGAGATTCGATGATGCAAGAAACGCGGCTATGGCTGCGTTACCAATTGATATTGACATGTGCATATCTCTTGATATGGATGAAGTAATTACTCCAAATTGGAGAGAACCATTACGTCGAGCTTGGGAGCGAGGAGTTACTCGTCCTCGGTATAAGCACATCTGGTCTTGGAATGATGATGGAACACCAGGACTTGAATTTTCTTACGACCACATCCACACTCGCAAAAATTATCGTTGGCGTCACCCAGTACATGAGTGCTTGTATGTATACGGACGCGAAGAAGTTCAAGAGTGGCTTGAGGGCGTAGAAACCCACCACCACCCAGACCCAACAAAGTCTAGGTCCCAATATCTCCCACTCCTTGCGATGTCAGTTCAAGAGGACCCATATAACGACCGTAATGCTTTTTATTATGGGCGCGAACTTTATTTTTATGGTCAGTATCAACAAGCCGCGGCAGAGCTTAAGCGTCATCTTGAACTTCCTACAGCTCGGTGGGCACCTGAACGTGCTGCTTCTATGAGATTTATTGGTAAGTCTCTTCCTGCAGAGTCAGAGGTTTGGTTTCGTAAAGCAATTGCGCAAGCACCCGGTAGACGAGAGCCATTTGTTGATCTTGCAGAACTCTACTATCAACGCAAGGATTGGGAAAAGTGTTATGAAGCATCTGTAGATGCTCTTGCTATTGTGGAAAAACCACTCGAGTATCTTTGTGAGGCAAAAGCTTGGGGAGCTGCCCCGCACGACTTTGCAGCAATCTCTGCCTTTAATCTTGGAAAATTTGAAGAGGCAGTAGAACATGCTAAAGCTGCTTTTAGTTTAGAGCCAGACAATGAAAGATTAAAAGCAAATTTAGAGTTTTGTCTAAAAGCTCTTATTAAAGAGGATTCTTAATGAAATTTGTAGTTTGCGGAGGTGGAACTGCAGGCTGGTTGTCTGCTTACACTATTCATGCTTCTAATCCAAACTCTCACGAGGTTGTTGTCATAGAGTCTCAGAAAATAGGAATTATTGGAGCGGGAGAAGCTACCAGTGGTTTTATGTACGATTTGTTAGATGGAGCAACTCTTTTTAACAATATTGATTATTTAAATCCAAATAGAGTGCCTTTTGATTTTTCAGACTTTGTTTCAAAAGTAGATGGTGTACCAAAATACGCTCTTAAACATATTAACTGGGCAAAAGAGAAAGGTCACTACTGGGCACCAATTAATGGTTCTGAGACATCTAAACGTTCTCCAGACTATCTTTTTAATTATGTAGTCTCAGAATTTGGCCCCGAAAAAGCTTATCTGTCCTCAACTTTAGGTCAAGCTTATGATTTAAATAAGATGCCAGTTAGTGCAGGATACGGCTTTCAGTTTGATGCACATAAAGTTGCTAAATATCTTAGAGAATATATAACAAAAACAACTAACACCAAACATATTGATGCAGTGATAAATGACGTGGTGGTTGATAGCACTGGCATTGTTCAAAGTCTAACTTTAGATACAGGGGAAATTGTTGAAGGCGATTTCTTTATCGATGCCACTGGATTTTCAAGAGTTTTAGCAAATAAACTTAATATTGGTTGGATTGATTATAAAGACCAACTTCTCGTAGATAGAGCAATGCCATTTATTGTTCCCTACAAAGAAGAAGAAAAGGTTCAACCAGTTACAGTTGCTGAGGCACTCTCTTCTGGGTGGATGTGGAGAACCCCAACAGGTGGTCGACGCGGTTGTGGTTATGTATATAGCAGTCAATTTCTTTCTGACGATGAGGCTCAAGCCGAAGCGGAAAAAGTAATGGGCCATCCTATTGAACCAATTAAACATATCAAATATGAGTCTGGTCGCGTTGATCAATTTTGGAAAGGTAATGTTCTTGTTGTTGGTCTTGCCAGCTCATTTATCGAGCCTTTGGAAGCAACAAGTATTCATGCCACTATTATGCAGATTTTTACTTTTTGTCAAGAATATCTTTCCTACACTAAAGATAAAACTTTGAATCCACACTCTATTGAAAAATACAACGCAAAAACTTCAAAAATGTATGAGTACTACAAAGACTTTACAGTTTTTCATTATCAAGGTGGTAGAGAAGATTCAGAGTTTTGGAAGACCATTAAATATGAAAAAATCACATCCCCCGCTGTAGAAAATTATATAGAGCGATCTAAAAGCAGAATTCCATCTGTAATGCATTTTATGGATTTTTGGGGAGTAGATGCTCTTTGGAAGTGGACTCTAGCTGGATTGGGGTATGTAACAAGAGAACAAGCTATGAATGAACTTATCCAGTTTAAGCAGTTCGAGTACGCTCAAGGGCACTATCAAGCATTTAGAAATGATATGAGAAAACTTTTAGCCGATAGACCACCATTTGAACTCTATCCAAAAGATATTATTATTTAGAGGTTTTCTTTAAAAGTTTTGCTTGTTTTTTTCTTTCAAGCTGTCTTGCTTTTTTCTCTCTAATTTTTGCACGTTTTTCAGATTTTTCGATTCTGTCAGTTTTATATGCTTCAATAGCATTTACGCTGGTCCGACTGCGCCAAGAAAAGCCACACATCGTACATGTAACTATCTTGGCGACAGTCCACCGACCACCACCAGGAATTTCTTGAGAGCTTGTTTCAAGTTTTGAAGGTCTAGCTGAGCAAAAAGGACAGTGCGGGTATCTCCTTCTTTTTATTTCTTCACCTTTATATGAAACAGACAGAGCACGACGAATTTCTCCCTCGTCCTTTCCTCCCCAAGTTCCCCAAATTTGACGATGCTCAAGTGCCCATTGAAGGCATTGAGATCTGACTGGGCACTCAAAACAAAGATTTTTTGCGTTATATTTTTCTTTTGGGTCTTTTGAAAAAAACCAATCTCTATAGTGCTTGTTATCTGGGTCTGCGCATAGGGCTTCTGATTGCCACTCTAAATTGTTAGCTGGTTTCCACACACTATAAACTATACAACTATTTGGCTATAAACCAAGAACTAACACACTATAAAACTAAATAATTAAAATTCTATCCAAGTAAATTCTAAAACTTCTTGAACATACTCCCCGTACTCTGTTTCACCAACTTCGTCGCAAAAAGTATAATTAGTTTCACCTTCTATAATACCTGCCCAGCCAGCTTCCAGATGAGCCTCGGTTATCATATTAAACCCGTCAGACAGAGAGTCTGCTACACCATCTCTTTGTAGTGTTGATGCTAAAGCACGTCTAACAATCTCATTGTCGATGTCAACATGACCAACTGTATAATAAATTAAATCACTATAAGCTGTTTGCTGTATGTAGCCTTCGCCATCCCAATGGATCCAAAGAGACTCTCCAACGCGTTTGTCTTTCATTCGTTGGTTTCTTCCCCATAATAGTCACTTACTTCATCATCTTCTGACCCAGAAGTCCCATCCTCTGTGGTAAAAATTATTTTTTGTTCTTGAATGTCAAATATTCCAGCTACAGTTATCTTTCCGCAAACATAGCAACTTTCCACAGAACCAGTGTTTATCTTCTGGGGGACATCTATCCCAGCAAGTTGCATTTTAATATTCCCGTTGTCATCCATACTGTGAGGCTCCCACCGAGCGTGCTCTTTTAGCCAACACTGTTCACAGACAGGTTGAGGAGACACAACTGGTTTAGCACTCATATATAACATTCTACGCTGTCTTTTTGTAGGGGAATGGCTTACGTTTGCTCTTTATATGTTTTCTGTCTGCAGGACTTAATCCGCCCCATAATCCAAACTCTTCATTAGTTAGCCCCCACAGAGCACACTCGACAAGGTGGTCACACTGTTTGCAAACTTTTTTAGCGCCTTCATAATTTACTTCAGACATTCCAGCTATTGCTGGTTCATCTCGGTCTTCTGCAAAAAATAAATTACCCCCAACTTGAGCGCAGAGGGGGTCTTCATATTGCCAAGGAGGACGAATTTCTTGCATCGCTAGTTACCTTTCTTGGCTTGCTCTTCTTTCAACCCCACTTCATATCCACAGCCAGCATAACCAGCGATGTCAATCCAAGTATCAGGTTGGAAGTCGCCTTTGTTAGCATAGCGAGCCATTTTTAACCCCACCATCATCATGGCTACATCTTCGTTAGAGATATCGATTCCAAGAATTACAGACCAAATTTTTCTTGTTCTGTCAAAGTTATCTTCAGGGTCTCCATAATTCATATTTCGTTCTGTTGAAATAATCCGAGCAGCTTCTCGAAGAGCTTCAATGCGAGGTGGGTTTACTTCATTATTCTCTACCATCTTTTACCTTTGCAATCACTTGGGCTGAGTACTGATACTCGGCGGAAAGGTCATTATTTTGAGTAACTACAAGTTCGTAGTTAAATGTTTTAAAGGATTCTGGAATAGAGTCTTCATCAAAAAAATCGTCCTCTTCATCATCAGTCCCTAAAAATTTAGAAATTGCTATGTCTGCTTTTTCTCGAAGCTCTTCGTAGCTATCTCCTTGAACATTTAAATTCAAGGTAATACTTTTCACTTAACTACCAGCTTTTCAAGTTTTGATGGTGGATAGTGAGCTCCGTCAAGAATTGGTTTTTTATCGTCGGTGCTTTTGATAATGACATCGCCATATCTAACACCAACTACTACACCACGTCTTCCGTTGTGTAGAGTTCCCAACTCTCCGTTAAATGCATCTGCTCGAACTCTTACAGTGTCAGCGACTTTAATAAATCCTGCTTGAACTGGTACCCAAGATTCATCTTTTTTCTCTTTAACTACAACGTGTCCTTTGGCAAGTGCAGCAAACATATCTACCGACTTGTCTCGAAATTCTGGAGTTAAATCTAGAGAATCAATTAGTTCAATCAGTTTCATAGTAGCGTCACCTACTGGTTTTCTGACTTTAGCAGCCTGCAGCTGAGACTTGACCCAGTTCATATCTAGGTTTCCCATGAGGCCCTCCCTTCTAGTTTGTAGTTTATTAGTTTTTAGTCTTTTAGTAAAGCATTTAAACCAGTTGTTTAATAGTTTTAAGTAGGGTTTCTCCAGTCTCCTCTTGGCTAGGAAGACTGGTTAGGTATGATTGTTTTTGGCTATAAGCAAGATCTTCTCTTTCATATAAAGACATAGTTTCTACAGCGCTAGCCAGATGAGTCCACTCACTGCCTAGGTGTCTAGAGGCACGCCAATCGTGAACTACAGGAACCCCTTGAGAAAGAGACTGAGCAAGAGCTGGAGACCACCAAGACTCTCCCCCTCTATACGTGGCTACAAGCGTGCCTATAGACTCTCTAATCCTTATAAGAGTCTCGTTTTCAGACTCCCAAATACTAGATTTTGTTGGTAATACTTGCTTGGTGAGAAGTTTTTGCTGCTCTTTGCCAAAAGGGTTCATAGAGTCACAAGTCCAGTACTCATCATTGGTATAAAAGTTTTTAACTTTTGGAGGCTGAAGAAGTATGTACATATCAACGCTTACCCCAACCAGAGAATTAGAATCAAGGTTGGAGATATTTTTTATCATATAATCTTTTGTAGACCATGGGAACGCTGGAAAGAAAGTCGTAGGCCATGGGTCTTCACACAGATATGAAATAAAACTTTTAAGCTGAGCTTGAAGGTCCTCATCTTCGACAACTTCAGAATAATTTTTCCTTCTGTCATAAAAACTTTTTAAAGTTTTATTCATATCTTGCCAAGCTCTAAACGAGGGAGGAATTTTAAAACTCTCTGGAGCGTCAATAAGAAGTGCAAGATTGCCTATGTTTCTAGCTTTTTCTGCAGTTATTAATGCAGGATAGATTTTATTGGCTGAGATGCTGGTAGTGGGTGCTATGCCCACAACTACTAAATCAAAACCAGATAAAAACTTTTCATCCCAATCTAATCTAGGACTAGCCAGCTTAGCTTCCACACCTGCATCTTGAAAACTTCTAACTAAAAGATTAGAAAAAGTTGGAGTTCTTTCAACATGAATTCGAGACGCCTGCTGAGCCGTTGAACCAGTAACTAAAACTTTCATGATTCCTCTTATCCGTAGAATTAGTAGAAAGCCACCCAACAATAATCGTTGGGTGGCTCCCTACCTCTATCACCTTAGAACGGTGCCGCAGGTGCTGCCGCAGGGGCAGGTGCTGGGGCTGGGGCAGGTGCTGGAGAAGGTGCTGCAGCAACTGGTGGGACTGCTGCCGCTGCTGGGGCTGCTGATGCAGTTGTTGCAGGGTAGTAGTTTTTAATTTCATTACGCTTTTGGCCCTGATAGGTCTTTTGACCAATCTGAGCACGAAACTTTCGACCCGCAAGGGCTGCTTCAATCTGTGCATTAGTTGGCACTGGTTGACGGTCAAAGAACTCTCGAGTCAAACCAAGAGCTCCCATCTTGCGGAAAAAGATTCCTAGAGCGGTGGAGTTGTCTGGGGATACGGTTAGGTTATCCCAAACTAGACGCTTAGCGAAAGCACCAGATTCAACCTGAGACTTCAGGCTAAACATAGTCTTTCCAGACTGTGCGACTTTTGCTACGGCTTCAACGACAACTAGGTCATAGTCGCCGTCTGGTAGTGGTTCATAAGATGCTGATTCTCCAGCATTCTTGATGAGGTCTGACCAATTAAGGGTACTCATACGGTTGCTTCTTTCTTGCTAGTGGTGGTTTTCTCGGCCTGCGCAGCTTGCTTAGGTCCGAATATGGTGTCGAGCATTACATCAATCGAGAGTTTGTCTTGCTCAACGATTGCTCCTAAACGCCCCTGAACACGTTCTCCTGCTTCATACTCGTGTGTACGCTCGACGTACATACGACGCACCTTGTAAGGAGGTTGCAACGGGTCTGGGTTTGGGAACTGCTCAATAGTCAAAGCACCAAGAATGTCGTAGAAATATGGTGCTTGAATAGCGAGCTGTCCCTGTAGATAAGGACGGTGTTTCCCATCCTGAGTCACGCGAGACATTGCTGTTAACACAACAGCCTCGAGTGGGTTGGTTGGATGCATGGTTAGGTCGCGGAGGTCGCGTAGAAGGCCGCCCATGTGACGAAGTAGTTCGCCCCATTGCTGCATTTTCATCTGCTCATTTCCAGCGATGCTATCCATACACTTGACCTGCAACTCCGAGATGGAGTCGATAATCAAGCTCTTAAAGTGGTGCTTTCCTAACTGCAACCACTGATAAGTCTTGATAACTGTGTCGTAGTCCCGCACTGGCACTACAACTGTGTCCCAAGTTCCATCTGCAAGAGGCGGTTCCTCTCTTAGTGGGTCCCAGTACTTGACGGTGATAGGTAAGAATCTGTGTCCGCCTTCAACGTCAAGCATGAGTCTTGGGTATGGTGCGGTTACGGCAAAAGTTGATTTACCAACCTTTGATTCTCCGTAAACCATTACGGTCAATGACCGTTGTATCTCACTCATGCGTCACTCGTTTCCTTTAGTTTCTTCTTGACCATAGTAAGCATATGGATCTGCTACTACGAAGTTATCACTGATTGCTTGCTCTGCGGCACTGCCGTCATCAACAAGGGTGCAAACAGTGAAGAATGGGCATTTCCACTTGCAATCACGACTTGGTCGTGGGTACGCATGGAATGCTGGGTTTTCACCTTCATCCAACGCCTTTCTGACACGCATCATGTCCGCAATAGTGCCGTGCAGACGGTCCCAGAAGGAGCGAAGGGTGAAGATGTTATGCCGTACTTCGATTTGGTCGTAGAACGGCGGACGTGCCGCTGCAGAACGACGAACCTTCTTCAACATTGTGAAGATGCCGCCATCTGAGCGTTCTGACTCGTCTGCTTTGGTGGATTCCAAAAGCATGTAAGTCAAAATCTGTTCATTCATTGGAGCTAAGTTGGCAAACTCACTTAGTGAGCCTCCAACGGTTTTAAAATCGCGAAACATACGCACACCATCGCCTTTACGACGTACACGCATATCCAGTTTTCCTGTTAGCTCTACCTCTCCGTTAAATAGTGGAGCAGTAATTACTTCTTCAGTAGAAATCATTTCTAGTTCAGCATCAATGCCGTTTTCTTCAACCCATTGAAGATATCCCTCAAGCATTATGTGCCCGAGCTCTCCTTCTTTTTCAAGTTCCGAAACATCTTTAAATTCTGAAAGAAGTAGTTCTTTCTCTGCATTTAGAAGATTTGTGTGTGACTGGAGTAACGGGGTTCCATTAGCATAGTAATCGTCTAATGCGGCGTGGATACGTGTACCTAAAGCAAGAGCTCCTGTTGCATCTCTATATTTTGGTTGCAGTCTTCGATAGTAAGTAAGCCACCACTTGCGACGGCAATCTTTGAATGTTTGAATCTCGCTGTTGGAGATTCTGACTACTTCGCTCATAGTAAACCTGCCTTATCGTCCTTGAGTAGTTTGAGTAGCTGTGTTTGATCTTGCACTATGTCTTCAAAGTTTTGAGCCTTCTTTTCGAGCACATCAATAACTCGTTCTTCGATGGTTCCTTCTGTTACATAGTCAGTAATAATGATTGAGTCGTGAATCTCTGACCCAATACGGTGAACACGGTCTAGTGCTTGCTTGTGGTCAACTAGTGACCATGGGCGCTGAAGCATAATCAATCGACGAGCAGCAGTAAGTGTGACACCCACACCTCCCGCTTGCGCTGTAAAAAGAATCCATTTTGTTTTCCCAGATTGGAAATCATCAATTGATTTTTGTCGCTCATCCTCATTTTGTGCCCCAGTAATAAGACCATGCGGAATATTCTTTTTAGTCATGGCATCACTAAGAAGTTCAATAAGCTGTCTTGACACTGCACAAACAGCAACGGAGTCATCTCCAAAGTCATTATTATTAATGTCATCCATCAATGCATCAACCTTACAAGATGGCTCTGTCAAATAAACACGAACCTCTCCTGTTTGTTCGTCGGTCTCAAGAACAGCCGAAGAACTGGCAAACTGAACTAACCTTAATGTTTGAGTGAGAATACTTGGTGCCGCAATAGCTCCACCACTTTCTAATTCTGCAATCATTGTGTCTCGCATTTGTTCGTAAGCTTTTTTCTGCTTAGGAGACATTTCAATGTCGCGACGTTCGTTAATTACTTCTGGTAGCCAAGGAAGAACTACAGACTTCAACATTCTGCGCATTACTGGTTGAACAGATTTGTCGAACTCCGCTTGCATATGTGGTTTAACGCCAATTACAAGCATTCCACCAAAAGCATTCAACATTGTGTCAACCATACGCTCAATCCATCGAGTTTTGCTAGGCCAATCTTTTGGAGACAGCCAGTGAAGAATTGACCACAAATCCACAACGTCTTTTGCAATAGGTGTACCAGTCAAAGCAAATCTAATATTCGCGTCGCCAGTGGCGGCCCATAGTGCTCTGGTTTGTTTACTCTTTGGCTCTTTTGAGCGGTGAATCTCATCAGCAACAACGGACTTAAAATTAATAGCATTTAGCTCACGCTGATGGACTTCGCAGCGGTTCTGGCTAACAGATTCATCATGCCCCCCACAGTCGGAGCATCTAGTCAAAGCTACCGAACCGTATGGAGCAAGCCTTGAGTGCCCTCTTAAAGCTTCCCAATTGATAATTATGACGTCAGCGTCACTATCAAACTGTTTTTTACGCTGAACTGCTGACCCCTTAATTACCTGAGTCTCTACTTCAGGCCACCATCTCTTAAACTCTCTGGCCCAGTTCTTTTTTAAGGTGTTAGGGCAGACGATAAGCGCTGGAAAAACTACCTCACCTCTGTCTTGAAGCTTTTTGAGGGCACGGATAGCCTGAGCAGTTTTACCGAGGCCTGGTTCATCGGCTAGTAGGGCTCTTTTTGACGTTGCAAGGTACTCCACACCCGCTCGTTGATGTGGGAAAAGGTCTTCATCCCCATCGGCCTCTAAAGCCTCTCTAAGGGTCATAGAAGGCGTTATACGGGTGTTTAATTCGTTCGTTGCCCATTCAGTTAGAGCTGGGCCTATTTGAAGGTCGTGGAGGAATGTGGAGCGAAGAGCAAGGCAACTAGACCAGCTCAGGGGGAGTCTCCATAATTGGTCATCGGCTGACCACTTAGAGCCAGGAATGGACTTGCATAGGTCTTTAAACCGCCATTCGGCTTTAATAACAATGTGGGTCTTGGTTTCATCAAGTTCCACTACTACTGGCATTTGTCACCTTCTGTCGCTATGTCTAGATACTATCACAAAAAACTAAAAAACTTTTTAAATCTTAATAGTTATTTTCCTTTGTCTAAGAGTACACGAGGAATCCAACCTTGCTTTGCTAAGGCTAGTAGGGCGTGTCGTATTGCATCATTAGCATGACCTTCTCCACCAACATGCCAAGTTCCTATCTTTTTTAGGGCTTCGTTTGGGAACATATTTTTAGCATCTACAGGGTTTTGCATCCAAATCTCTTCAACGGGATAGCCTGACTCTCTGCAAATGTGCTTTAAAACCCCTATTTGCTCTAAAGAGTAGGGAGCTTGACTGTTTCTAACTGTGGCTGCATTTATAATAAATCTTTCACAGACGACTTTTACGGATGGTGCAACCTTCGCCTGAGCCAGAACAGCCCTAACGTCTGATGCAAAATCTTCTGGTTGAGATTCCATCGAGTAGGTTTTGACTGGCAAGTCTTGCTCCCCGCCGCTCCAAGTTATAAGTGCAATACCACTTGCTTTACCTGGGTCAACAGAGACAACAGCAAAATTACTATTCATATTTTTGACCCCAGTTCTTTAATGGTCCGTCTACATCAGCTGTGAGAGGTACAGCCCAACCTTCTCTAGTTGTCATACATTCCCTCACTAGTTTTTTAATTTCTTCAGCGTCTTCTTTGGGAGCTTGAAGCACAATTTCATCGTGTACTGGAACAATTAAATAATCCGTTAAATCTGCTTGGTCTAGCTTGAGAAGGTTTGATTTAAACACTTCAGCTGCACCACCCTGAATCAAATAGTTCACAAGTGTGTAGGTGCGGTCATCGTCGCAAGGGATTCGACGTCCAGTCCATGTGTGTACATAGCCTTGACCTTCCTCGCGGAAACGACGCTGTCCTATGTTGTCAATTTGTTTTTGAAACATTGCCATTCCTGGATAGTTAATATCAAAAGAATCAGAAACAGACCTCATTTGAACTTCTGGCACACCAGCAGTAAGAGCTTGTTTTGATACACCAGCACCATACAACCGACCATACACAACGCCCTTAATTAAGTTACGCCGCTTATCTGATTTTTGCATAGTTGGGTCTTGATACACCTGACGACCAATTTCTGTGAATGGATCCGAGCCAGTTGCATCTGCCATGTTGAACAAATTAATAAGATTGTCATCGCCAGATAGTGATGCAAACATGCGGAACTCAACTTGGTCAAGGTCTGAAGTAATAATCACATGGTCGGGGTCTTTTGGAATAAATGCACGGCGCACAGTTGCATCTCCCTTTGGCAGGGTTTGCAGAGCAGGGTCAGTAATAGACATACGTGATGTTCTAGCCGCAACGGTTTTAATAGATGGATGCAGAACACCGTTTATGTTCATGTTGATAAAGTTCAAAAAGTATGTGCTAGCAAGTTTTTCAGCCTTGCGGACTTGAAGAACTATTTCGGCTAATTCTTTTACTTCAGGATTGCCATCAATTACAAGTTTATCTAGCTGGTCTTTGGCAGCAGACTTTTGACCAGAAGCAGTGAATTCTGTTATCTCTGCTCCCAAATCTTCAAGCATTCTTACTAGTTGCTGATTGCTAGTTATAGAACCACCAAACTTGTTAAACGCCCAAAGTTTTGTTTTTTCTGTGTAATCAAGAAGTTCTTCATACTTCTTTTTCGAATAGTCAACATCAACAGTTGCCCCGTTAATTTCCATTCGAGTGACTACTTTTCTAGCACCCATCTCTAGTTCATATGCACGACTGTACGGACCATTTGGTCCACATTTTTCCCAAAACATTTCCCAAAGACGCATAGTTAGAACTGTATCTAGTGCACCATAAGACCAAAAAGGTTCAAATGAAATAGGAACTGTTCCCCAAGTCCACCCGTTTGCAGCAAGTTCTTCATCAAGTTTGCTTTGTAAATGTGCAGCGTAGGGGTCAATATATCGAGCAGAAAGTTCTTTCAAAGCGCCTGAACCTAGAGGATCAACAATGTGAGCCATAATCATTGTGTCGTGTGCACGGTCCCAAGGAATACGCCACTTCGATTTAATCTCAAACCAACGGGCCTCAAATGCAATATTGTGACAAACAATAGGTCCATCAAATCTAGACATGGCTTCGTAGAAAACGCCATTCCATTCTTCCCACGGTATAGACCAACCAGTCATACCGTCGCCCACTTGAACTAAACGAAGCTGACCATGCCAAGGAGATAACGCATCCTTGCGTTGACCGCCTGGAAGTTCTCCAGTTTCTGTGTCAATTGCAATGGCGTTATAAGGACGTCGTTCACCCAGCCAAGCAAGAAACTCTTGCGCTTTTTCTACAGAATCAACTAGTTTTAGTTGAACCCCTGTTAAATCTCGTCTCTCAGTCACTTACAGTCTCTCTTCTAAGGAATCATCTCTATTCTATAGATTGATTCTATTTTTTCATCATATCTGGAGGCTTGCTCGAGAAGTCTTTGGGCCACGTGAGTTAGATATCTTGCCCCACCAGCATCATACTTGTAAAGAGCGTCTAACACAGGTTCGGGGTCTTCGGAAACTTGAGCCCAAGTTCTGTCCTTCTCTGGAAAAATTACAGGAAGGTTTTTACTTGGGTAGCATTCTTCGCATGGTAGAGAGTCTTCTTTTAACTCTTCTGAGGAAGCTTCCACAAGTGCATACCTTTTGACAAGAGGGCAAGCAGCCCCGTGAAAAACTAGTGAAACTCCAACTCTAGAAAGAATATAAGAACCATTTTCGGTTTTGTAAAGCTTAAACTCAATCCACCTTGTAGAGCCACGACGCCATGAAGATGATTCACCAAGAAGTCGACCACTAAATTGGAGGGTGCGAGAACCGTCCTTTACTTCATACATTATGCGGGGGTCTCCTCTGCAGGTGGGTTGGGGATTTCTTCTCCAGTTTCAGGGTCATGAGTGTGGTCTTGAACTTCATGATCTTCTAGAAAATGAGCTACAGCAGCGTCATATTCAGCAGTTAGATAGGCTTGCACACGGGCATCAAAATCTTTGTAGTAGATGTAGTTCCACCACATAACAATTTCATTTTGACACCATTCAACCTCTGACCATCCTTTGATGGGCCAAGGTTCTTGATGGCCTAGCTCATTTAGTTGAACTAAAGTCATGTCATCTATTTTTGCATCAAGATATCTAAGAACATTGTCCATGTGAGAGTAAATTATTTCTGCAGATATAGAGGAAAGTTCTGTCTCATTCCCTACGTTGATTACGGTATGAGACTCTTCTCCATTTTCTGCAACAAATTTTTTACAGATAACAGGACGTTTTTCTTTTTCATAAAAGTTTGAAACGTATTCTATCATTTTGCATCCTTTAGTCTTTGAATCTCTTCTTTGAGAGATTCTATCTCACCCTGCTGGGTTTTTAGGAGTTCGACAACAAGTGTCGAAAGAAGACCATAATTAAGGGCAATAGGCTCTTGTTTTTCATTATACGCAACAATTTCTTCTATACCACTTTCGAGAACATCCTCTGCCATGTAGCCATACATCCACTCTCGATTTAAAGCTTTTTGATCGTGGTCTACTAGCTCTTTGTATTTATATCTTTTTAGTTTTAAATTAAGAATCTTTTTTGGATCAATTTCGTAGTCAGAAATATCTTTTTTAAATCTACGACTCGAACTACTTACTCCACCAACAATACCTGTGACTGTAAGACCGTGAAGGTGACTACCGTCTCTACCTAAGTGGCTGTGACCAGATAAAGAACCAGCAGCAGTTACAATGCTACCGCCTAGAAATGAGTGGCTGTGAGCAGGAACGCTTCCAGATGTATGTGTATGGTTACCTGCGGCAACCTGTTGAGAACCACCACCGAGATAAAGTCTATCAACTGTAAATTTACCAGAGGTAATTTTACTAGCATCTAGAGAAGGTATACGAGCAGAACTAAAAGTACCTGATGTAATTTTTGAAGCCGATAAGTCTGGAATTCTTCCAGAACCAAAAGTACCTGATGTAATTTTTGAAGCATCTAAACTAGGAATTACAGAAGTAAAAAGGGTACCTGATGTAATTTTATTTGCGGTAAGATTTGGAATTCTAGATATGCTGAATTCACCACTAGTAATCTTTCCTGCATCTAAACTTGGGATTGAAGATGAATTCAATAATGGGACTACTGAAGCACTAATAGTCCCAGTAATTTTTGGTCCAGCAACGTCAAAAATTTTGGCATTAGTGACGGCACCATCTCTAATAGCAGCTGTATCTACAGAGTCATTTGCAAGCTCAGACAGTCCAACTGCATCTAAACCAATCTCCGAGGACCCTACGGCGTCTGTGTCAATCTCATCTGCTCTAACAGACCCCTGAGCAATTTCTGAGGTCCCGACCGCATCTGTAGCAATTTCATCATTACCAACAGCATCAGTTATTAGATTCTCTCTGTAAACAGCATCCACATTTAGCTCGCTGGTTCCGATAGAGTCAAAAACTATCTCTGATGTTCCAACCGCATCCGTGGCGATCTCATTATTTCCTACTGCATCTGTAAGAATATTTTCTCTGTAGACGGCGTCTAAACTTAGCTCGCTAGTTCCAATAGCATTTTCTCTAACATTTTCTGCATCTACTGCATCTCTATCTAACTCATCAAAACCTACTGCATCTGTTCCAATAGCAAGGGACCCGACTGCGCCATCTGCAATACTTGTCTGTATTACAGCACCAATTGCAAGTTGATCTGCAGCAACAGAACGAGGCTGCAGATTGTTCTGTTTTACAGAGTAGCTTCCAAGCCTAGAAGGAGAAGGTCTACCTTCTAGATATTTAAGCCGACGTTGAACATCGGATATGGAACCAGTAAGGGTTCTGCTTCTACTGCGTCTTCTACTCGCCATTGCTGTCTGCCTTCCAATCTGTCACTAGAACTAAATCTACCGTCTCTGGGAAAGTGGGACTGTCAGGAACGGATACTTTATAGGACTCTATTTTTCTAATAAGAATGTCGTCTCTAGGCTCTTGGTCATTAGCAAGCCGCTGTCTTACAAACTCGTCATCGATAATGAGAGAGCACCAATCCCCCGGAAAATATGAACCAATTAGCGGTGATAAAGAGCCATTTACTTGAACGCTGTATGTACCGATAGGAGGTAAAGATTCATAGAGGTAGTCTTTTGCGTAAGACCATAAAGTTTGCTCGTCTTCTATGCCATCTAATTGCTCTACTTGGTCTAGCAGAGGCCAACTTCTACCTTTAGTGTTAGAAAGATATGAACGCTCAGCTGCGCCACCATATGGCTGACTTGCGTCATCATTCATGTCCTCGATACGACCTACAACAAAGAATCGAGTTGCAGCTTCTTCAGCTGACTCGTCAATAGTAAACGTCATAATACTTCCCGGATACTCAAACACAATTTTATCTGCTCCAAGCTCTTGAGCAGAGTAATACTCTCCATTTGATGGAGGAGTGCTAATTGTGCTAGGGAATAACACAAAAGTACGAGAAAAAGATGCAGTGTCGTAGTTATAGTCGCAGTCGATTCGATACTCGAAAGGGCCGTCCACAGAATTTGAGTACTCTTCTAAAATTTCTCCAACTGTTCTTTGTTGGTAGCCTCTAAATATAAGAGTGTCTCTATAAATTCCGCTTTGAATAGCTTCTTCAAAAGTTATACCGATATCTGAGTTTGATGTGTAACTTCCAAAGTCTCCCCAAACAACTTTTCCACCAAGTACAGCGGTTCCGCCAGATACAGAAGTTATACCTTGATTTAATATAGCGTTATTTACATACCTAAAAGAATTTGGAGTAGGCACTGCGCTAATTGTTACTCTTCCATTGTAAGTAGAGTCTAGAAGACCAGTAAAAAACCCATCCACTCCAGATATAAAAGCTGTTTGACCCACCGTTGCACCATGCGGTCTATCAAGAACTAGCTCGGCGACTCCATTTGTTATGGACTTACTAATTACGTTGTAAGTTCTAATTTGAGAAACAGGAGTTGGCGGTATGTCAGCACCATTTAAAAAGAACCTAAAAGTTCTTTTTGATGGAACTTCACTCACAAAGTGTGTGCCATCCATTTCGGATCCCACTTCATAAAGAGTTACTTCTTGGCCCACGATAATATCGTGATCAGAGTCTGTAGTAATCGTCACAACGTTAGCAGAACGTTGTTTTTGATTTATTGGAGATTCATAGTCTTTTGCAGGTCTGATATATTCATTAGAAAAATTAACTCCACCTAAATCAGTATTTATTCTGTAGATTAAATCTCTAGCTACATCATATGTATCAGCCAATAATCTACAAGCACCAGAAGTACTTACCCCAGTAACGTTAGAAGAAGCACTTGAATAGACAAACTGATTTGCCGCTGGAATAGAAGTTATTTGGTGGGTGCCGTCTACTGATGGATTTACAGTAGTAATTCTTACAAATTGACCAACAGAAAACCCATGGGCAGCTTCTGTAGTTACTGTTGCTACACCGTTTAATACGTTGTAGTTAGTCACCCCAATATATTCTGACCCATAGATAACAGTCTGCCAAATGTTTCTGTGGTAGAGATAGCTAGTAAATTCTGCCCCATCAACTGTTAGCTCTTGGCTAGCTACGTTATATTGTCTAGCCCAAATCATCCCACCCCACACGCAAACCCCGTTACGCATAACATAAAGACCAGTTCTTCCTGGCATAGTGGATTCGTATAAATCTAAAGCTTTTGTAGTTTCAATAAAGGGGATAGTTCCAGAAAAAGCACCCGCTTTTCTGTTAGTTCTTTCGTATGAAACATTTTTAAATGGGACTTCTGAAATAATAGTATTGGACAGAAGGTCTGTTAAAAAGTATCTGTACTCGACGTTTGTCTGTAGTGTCATTGATGTTTAGTCCTTTAACCTAGCCAGCCCGAGCGATAGTAGATACGTAGGCTTGCTCCACTATCCAAGTTGCCTTCATCGTTGAATTCTAATTGATTTTGTCCCGGTGCAAGCTCTATGAAATCAGCTAGCACATCAATTCTTCCTCGAGCACCCTCAACCTCTCCGTTAAAAGCAACTTCTCTATTTTTAGTGTCAATCTCGAGGATGTCTGCAGACAAAACAGCTGTTGCGTTTTGTATACCTGGAGTGAAGATAATATCGTTCTTTTTAATCGCTTTACCAGAAGCCTGAGTTTTAGGAATAGTGTCAGAAACGCTGGCTGTTCCAGATGCTCCGCTGAAAGGTAAACTTCCTGAAACAGTTGCAATTCCGCTAGGAGATACTGCAGTTTCAGATATAACTCCTGAAGTAGAAACAAACCCTGAAGGAATTTCTGAAGAAGCAATATCAGAGCCACTATCAACAAAAGTGAAGGTGTTTGCGTTAACTATAGAAGCAACTGTCTGACCACCGTTAACTTCAGGATTAACAGTTTGAACATTTAAAGTTGCACCAACAAAATATCCATGGGGGCTGGTTGTTGTTATAGTGGCAATATTTCCAGTCCTTGCAAAAGACTTAACTTTTCTTGAGAATGGTTCTACAAAATCTGAAGTTAGAATTTGAGTAGGAACAAGATTTGGTTTAGTTAATGCAAAGGCAAAAGTAGTTGTGCTGGGTACAGCCGTAATTGTGAAAAATCCATCAAAATCTGCATCAGAGCTTACAACTCTAACTTGCTCTCCAACCAAAAAATTATGTGGAGCAGTAGTAGTCAACACAGCGGTATTAGAAGTAATAGACTTCACAGACAGTGAGCGTCTATTAGAACTTACTTTCTCATATGTAAATTGGGTAGAAGATGGAATTTGTGTAATGACATAATTTCCATTGAAGTACGAATCTACTCCAGAAACTGAAACACTCTCACCTACAACAAAACCGTGAGCAGCAGCAGTAGTAAGCATAGCCTGTCTGTCAGTTAAAGATTTAGACACAACCTCTAAAGCATTGGTACGAGTTGCGGCATAACTAAACTGGTTCGAAGATGGGATAGATGTGATTGTATAAGATCCATCAAATGGAACGCCTACTCCAGATACGGCTACGTTGTCACCAATAATAAACTGATGATTATTCTGTGTAGTCAAAGTTGCAATGTTAGAGACAATAACTTTTCCAGTTACTGTTTGAGGTGGCACACGGGTTTTAGAAAAAGTAAAGCTGTTCTCATTCGGTACAGAAATTATTGAGTAATTTCCATTAAATAAATCATCAACACCAGAAATTGTTACAGGGTCTCCATTACCAAAACCGTGAGGCAGTGATGTCTCAATTGTTGCCACACTGTTGGCAAGGCTTTTTGAAACAACCTCTCTTACCACGGCTGATTCTGGTTCATATGTAAAGGTAGTGTCAGTTGGGGCAGATGTGATTATGTGCTGACCATCGAAAGGAAAACCGACGTTAGAGACATAAACGCTATCACCAACAGAAAAATCATGTTTTGCTGTAGTAGTTAAAGTTGCAACATCTACTAGTTTTGTTGTGTTAAAAACAAGTTGTTTATTTACTACAGCTCTTGTAATACTTCCCTTTAGAGACTGAGTTACAAGAATTAGCTTGTCCGTGGTTCTGTTGTAGATAGTTGCAGGAGATACAAGAGGACCAGTAATTTCTAAAATGGTTGGAACAGGGTAATTTCCAATATTTGTAATATTTCCTATACCGTCATATCCAACAGATATGTTTTTAGCTGGAATTTCAGATACGGTGTATCCGTCTGGGCTAGCATCATTCCAAGAATACTTAATCGGGTCTGCAGCACGAAGACCGATTTCAAAGTCAGTTCTACCTCTTGGATTGCTGGTGTTGACTCTAATCCCACCACTAAGCCGAACAAAAGACGCACGGATTGGGTCATTACCAGTTTTTAGCCAAGCACCTTTATATACCAAGTCGCAGGCGGCAACTAACCTGTCACGAGCGGCCTCCACCTGAGAAGGTTGCTGCACAAGGAAAGTACCTTTTAAAACTAGGTCTCGGGCGTTGTAGCGACCCTGAACATCATAGGAGCCGTCACCAAAACCTCTAGGGATGTTAGGCATTTCTGCTGATGGCATTTCCCACCAGCCTTCGATATCTGTTACAACCCAGACAACGCCGAATTCGTCGATTGTGTTGAAAATAAAGTCACCAAGAATAATGTTGGCTTGAAGCTTAAGCTTCTCAATCATGTCAGGCTGTAGAGGTGTAAGACCTCTGTCTACATAATAATTTTCTTGGCCTTGATTGTAAGCAGACATTTTATGCAACACCTCGTCTCATTTGATAAGCAAGCTGACGTGATACGAGACTTGCAAGCTCACGCTCATCCATACCAGCGGAAGGATGAACGTTGATGGTCACGCCTGTACTTGCACCACCACTTAAGAAACTTATTAGAGCTTTGTCTCTTCTAGATAGTCCATCTGGATCTAATGGCTCTACACGCTCTGAACGACCAGCTTCACCAATAAGAGCCAGTGTTCCATTAGGAGTTGCTGGAATAATTCCACCCTTAGCAAGAGGAGGAATGTTTGGTGTATCTAAAGTAAATCCTTTATTTCTTAGGAATGGGACAATAAAATCAGGCGGGAATCTTGCATCAATTCTAAAAGCATTCCACTTGTTAATAATCCAATTTAGTGCGTCTTTAAATCCATCTCTAAACCCATTCCAAACGTTTTTAGCTGCGGTAGCGATTCGAGATGGTAAGCCTTTAACCCAGCCGACTATCTCATCAAATTTAGTTTTAACACCGTCGTAGGCAGTTTGAAGAAGACCAGTAAAGAAGTTCCAAATATTTTTTGCACCGTCAGCAAATCGTTTTGGCAGACCCGTGATAAATGGAACAACAGTTTTTGTGAAGTAATCACTAATTGCTGTAAATGCTCCCCCGAGAAGGTCAAGTATCCAGCCCCAGAAACCAGCCATTAAAGTGATATACCTCTTTGGGATCCCTAATAGGAATGGAACAAGAGTGTTTGCAAACCAATTACCGATATTTGTAAAGAGAGTTCCTAATAAGTCAAAAATCCAACCCCAGAATCCAGCGACAAGCTTTATATAAGTTCTAGGTATAGATAGAAGGAAAGGAACCAAAGTATTGGTGAACCATTTACCAATGTTAGTGAACAGCCCACCTAGTAGGTCTGTTATCCAGCCCCAGAAGCCAGCCACTGCGGTAATAAACTTCTTTGGCAGTCCTTGAAGGAAGGGGATAAAATCTTTAGTAAACCAGTTAGAGATACTAGTTCCTAAATTGCTAAAGAATTCTCCAATTTTTGTTCCCATTTCTTGGAAGAACCCAAGAACCTTTGGACCAAAGTCCTTAAAGAAAGCAACAATCTTGTCCCAATTTTCAATAATGAGTGGAGCCAAGAGGAGAAGGATTCCAATAGGTCCTCCTAGTAGGGAAAGACCTCTGCTAGCAATACCAGCAGCTCTTCCTAGACCAATCAGCATTCCCCTCTTTAGTCTTCCAGCTGCGGTTGTTTTATCCATAGAAACTGCTGCTCGGAAGGCTCTAATTTTTAAAGTGTCTAAGTTACTAATAGTTTTTCTAAATGCTGCAATATTGCCAAACAAAGCTTTACCTAGGAAGGAAACGGCTTTAAACGCAAGTCTAAAAGCTCGAACAATCGCAAAAGCACCACCTGCAACAAGTAGCAACCCCTGAGCAATCGGGCTACTAATAATAGAGTTAACTACTTTAAAGATGCCTGTAAGAGTGGTAAAGAATATCTTTATAGCACCACTTTCAGTTAATGCTTTAGTAAATTTTGCAAACTCAATAACTAAGTCACCCAAAGCAGGGAGTGTGTCAGATAGTCCTACACCAACTTCTCCAAAAATATCTACTGCTTCATTTAGCTTATCTACAAATTCACCAAATTGTGGAGTGGCACCAATCTTTACGGCTTCGCCAATAATGTTCCCAATAAGGTCAAGAACTTTTGTGAAGTTGGTTGTTAGGTTGTTTAAGAAGGTAGTGAGACCATCATTATTTGCTCCACCAGAGGTGAACTCTCTCCACTTGCTGAAGGTGTCATCAAAGTACTTAACAAAAATATCTGCAGCGCCACCAGGAGCAATAACATTGGCAATAATGTCACCAATAGCGCCAAAGCCTTCTTTAAATGCTCCACCCAATCCGCTAGCAATTCGGTTGATGTTTTCAAAAAATTCTGTTAGTTCGCCAGTTGCTTGTTTAGCCTTCATTGTCTTATCGAAGGTCTCGCCTAGACGTTGAATCCACAAACCAAACTTGTCAATCAAAGGCTCGGCGGCAGCTAAAAGGGCAAGAAGTCCTCCGTAGAACCCAGAGGCACCCTTACCGAGTCTTCTAAGTAGTTCGTCATTGTTTTTCCATACAGTTTTTAGATTGTCTAGGTTTTTACCCTCGGTGACTGCGTTCGAGAAATCAATAGCAATATCGCCCAGAACACCGCCAGTGTCACGAAGGAGCGGGATAAGAGTTGGGAAAAGATTTTTTACAAGATTGTCAATTGCTGTCTCAAGCTTAGGGAAAAGCTCTTCACCAGCTGCTGCTTTTAGCTTTTTAAACTCACCCTGAATGCTTACTAAATATTTTACAAACTCCTGAGCAGCTGGAGATAGATTAGAAAGAGCATCAGCATAGGCGTCTGCTCCAGGACCCTTTGCAGCATCGTCTCTATCTTTTTCAGCATCGGCGACATCACGAATTGCATCGGCAATTTGACGATTTATGTCTCGTACAGCTTTACTTACTTTAGGATCATCTGTAGCTTCGTTGGTTGCATCTGTAACTGCTTTCTGAGCATCTGTAACCGCCTTCTGAGATTTTGCAAGGTCAATAGCTGCATCATTTTGAGCCTCTAGCGCATCTCTATACTCATTAGTGTCTTGAATAGCAGTTTGTCTATTTGCTGTAACAGTTTTAGCTTGATCTGTTTCTGCCTTTTTAAGGTCTGAGTTACGGTCAATAGCCTTGCGAAGATTTAGATCAGCCTCGGCGAATGCAAGCTCTGCTTCTTGACGTGCACGAGAGTTTGGAGGTAGGTCTTGAACACGTTGAAGAGCTTCACGAGCTTTAATAAACTCAAGGCGTGCCTTCTTTTCAGAGATAGCACCACCCTCAACCTCAAAACGAAGTTGTTGAAGTGTCTCAATAGCATCTTCGCGAGCTTTAGTTAGTCGCTCAACCGTACGCTTTGTGTTTTCTTGAGCATCTCTATAAGAACGCTCAGAACGAGATGCAGAAATTTTTGCATCTGCAAGATTTTCTTCAGCGTCAACTTGATTTTGAGTAAGTCGTGCAAGAAGTTCTGGCTTTGCTTCTGTTTGAAGACGTTCTAGCCTTAAAGATGCATCTGCCACTCTTCGCTTAGCAGCTGCTAAAGCTTTGTCATTGCTTGCGGAAGCCTTTTGGTTTTTAATTCCAGCAGACAAGGCCTCAGAAACACCAGAAAAAGCTAACTTAGCTGTAATAGCCGCTTGTCCTATAGCTGTTAGTGTTCCAGCAATAGCAACTAGTCCTCCAGCGGCCACAGCAGTAGCGGTAGCACCAAGAGTTAGAAGACCACCACCTAATGCACCAACAGCTCCTACAAGACCAGTAAGAGCTGGACCAAGGATGTAGCCTGTAGTGATAAGTCTGTCTAATTTAAGACGAGCTTCATCTGCTTCTTTTCTGAATTTAGCACTAAAAAGCCCGCCTCTGCTCTTGTCACCGCTGGCTAAGCCTCTATTGAAAGAGTCACCAATATCTCTACCAGCATTTTCTCCAATGCTTGTAAGACCTGTAAAAGCCTTTTCAATATCAGGCCTTACTCTGTTCGTGATAGCACGAACAATTACATGTGCTTCACCTACAACTGCCATGTGCCATCACCTCCAATATCTGCTTAGCCGAGCGGTGCGTCAAGAACTGTGCCAAATGGTTTTGACATATCTGCGTCAAAATCAGTTGGCGGTACATATGGTTTTGTTACGCTATTCGATGGATCAAATGGAACTAGATCATCGTAAGAATGCGAGCCAGACGCTGTTGTCGATTTGACTCCAGTGTCAACTCTGTACTTGTAAGTCGTGCCGTACAACGTTCTGTAGATCACTGAACGAGACTCTGACTTTGCTGCTACTTCTTCTTGAGAGACAACACTTAAGTCATCTTCAAAATAGTAGTGAAGGACGTCGACCATATCTGACGAGTCCATTTCAGCTAGTTTCAGCCCGCTCACAAGTGCTTTCCCATTAACGTAAGGCCAGAGATCTACTGCCCACTCGATGAAGGCTCTGGCTGCTGCGTAGGGCGGCTTGAATACTCCTCTACAAGCCATGCAGTAATTTCACCAAGAGTATCAACGGTGACGATTTTTTCTGGGTCAGTGAGCAAAGAGTTAAAACGCTCCAAGCTCTCTGGCATTAGGGTTGTTTCGAAGAAGTCATTTATAGTTTTTGCTACCGCTGCACCATCTGACTCATCTGCATTAGCCACAATGTTGAGAAGCACCTTGCCCTGAATTGCTGGGCGGCAGTGAAACTCTTCATCATGAATCTTGAACGAAAGTGGGGTCTTTTCTGCAAGACTGCCACCGAAGTCCTTGAATCGGTTTGTCATCTTATTTCCTTTGTTTGTGTCGTTCCTACTACTGGTGTAGTAGGTACCTCTATTTTACCCAGCTAACCTGAGGTTATCTGTTAGATAACGGTTAGGTTTTGTACCTGGATGCTTCACTACATGGGCAAAAATAATTTGACCTTTTGTAGCAAATCTTAGAACTTGTTTTCTATTTGGCTTAATAATGTGCGGAGATGCACCCTCATGATGAGCTTTTGCATAGCTAAGGTTTGAGCCAATTCTTACGTACTGACCTCTGGTGTCATTCATATGTCTCATGTGGATAGACGCTCTAAGTGCTCCAGTTTTTACACCAACCTGAGCCTTAGCTCCTGCTTGTACCCTAAGACCACGTTTTCTTAAATCTTTTCCTACAGCACCTTGTGGACTACGAAGTAGTTGTTCCATTCCTGGCTTGTATTCAATAAATCTAACTCGAGCTGCCATTATGGAACCACCATTGTGATTGTCATACGAGTTGTCTGAAATCCACCCTCAGGAGGTGCGGAGTCGACAGTTGCAATAACTCCCATACCAAATGGTCCATTAGTAGCCCAAGAATCAAACTGATTAATGCTTTCCATAAGAATCCATGCGTCATAGGCTGCCACCACAGCGGCTGTTTGAATATCGTCAGCTAGAGGTGGTTGACCGTTTTGTTGAACAATTGGGACCTCGCGGGAGACCGAGATGTTAAGAGTCACAGAACGAGGGTCTGTGCATCGGCGTGGCTCTGTGGCCTCATCACCTGGAGTTCCTACATACATTTGAATCATAGACACAACAAGTTGTTCGCAGTCGACTACTGGAGTAGCAATATTCCAGTAACGTCGCGCTGGAAGTGGCATGTCATAAGACTGGTAAACATTAATAACTCTATTTAAAACATCTTGCATCAAATTAGCCAGATTCTTAGCGTCATTTGACACACCAGTCACGTTTGGAAGTGCCATTGTCTATCTCCGTCTCTAAGGTAGAACTATTGGGGTTACAGGGTTTCCTAGTTGATAAATAACATTACTTGTCAAAAGATTTATTACTTCATCAACTTCTGGGTTCCCAAGGCTTGGTCTTGTTGCATAGAGGTCTAATGTTCCTGGGTCACGAGTACCAAGGATTGGAAGAATGTCTGTGTAGTTAAGGCTTAGTCGGATTGTTCCTTCAGTTCTGTCTAGAACCGCGGCATTCTCAAAAGTAGTGCTTGAGGTGTTTGTGTAATTAGAAACAGTTGCCGACACAGTCCAAGCATTGTCTGCAGTTAGGAAGTCGCCGCCGAACTCATCGAGATAGTAAATGTTTGTTCCGCCCTCTTGGTTAAAGTACAAGTCAAAGGCAGATAGCTCGAAAGCAGGTGCCTGACCAATAATACGACGAGCACGAGGAGTATCGGGGGAGAACACACGGGAACGAGCACGGGCTTTGTCTGGGTTTGCAGTCTTTAAGAAAAGGTCAACAGCGTAGACACCAGTACGAAGGTCATCAATAAAATCCTGTGAATCTAAAACTGTGTAAGTAACACCTTGGCGAGATACAGAAGTCACACGTTGAGGCAGGGCACAGGTGTCGTCACCTTCATACATCTTTACAAGCTCTGTAGCAAGAATGCGAGCAGCTGCTTTACCTGCAACTGGAGGCGGAGAACCATATGTATATGTAACTTCTACGTTTGAAGGAGTCCATAGAGCGTTAGGAGTTCCATAGATAGTTGAGTGGTCAGCTAAATAATAAGTATTTGGGTCAACAATGTCACCATCACCTGTGCGGAGAGCGTGTACTCGAACTACCTTACGTCCACGAAGACGAACTCTTTGATAAGAAGAAGTTCCATCTCCCAAAAAGTCATGATGAGAGCTACTTCCAAATCCACCCTGAGGGAGGTTTTCTACCTGACCATTAATAAGGGTAGGAGAATAAGACAAGCGAGAAGCGCCAGCACGAAGATACGGGTCATAAACCGAGACATAACGTTCCGTTACTGTAGTTGTTCCTGAAAATTTACGGCCTGACATTGCCCAAAGCATGTAAGAAGCGGTTTTGACAGCTTCGTAGGCGTAGTCAGATTCGGCATAGATACCTAACTCTTCTGTATCGACCCAGAGGTTGCTCATTTCGTCCCTTTCTTACAGATGTGAATAAGGGCGGGCAGGGAACCGAGTGCTAAACACAAACGGCATCTGCCCGCCCCTTTTTCTTACTACTACTAGGCGGTTGGATCCTCAGTCGACGCAATGATGAAGTCGATTGGTAGATCTGGGTTGTAGGTGTCAGAACCTGGAACGTTAAATCCAGTCTCTGAACCTTGGTTGTCGAAGTCAGTGACTGCGAGGTACCCGCGGTTACGAACTGCAGAACCAGCTGGGCTTACTGCTTCAGATGCAACATCTGATGCAGTCTTAGCAAAGCGGAAGGTTGTAGCAGTTGGAACAGCGGTAATAGTGTGAGTACCGTTGAAGGTAGCATCTACACCGCTAATTGATACTGACTGACCAACTTCAAACCCGTGTGCAGAACCAGTTGTAAGGGTTGCAGTGTTTGAAGTAAGAGCCTTGTTAGTTACAGTCTTGGTTGACAAGTCGAACCAACGGTAGAAGCCCTTTAGACCCTCTGGGGCCCATGAAGCGCGTGAGTATGAGTATGGGCGCTCTGCAGCCACTGGGAACTCCCAGCGTCCGTCTAGACCTGTCTCAAACTGAGGGTTTCCAAGGCCGTAGCCTTCGAAGGTGTTTGCAAGCAGACCGTTTTCAATAACACGGTCGCCTGACTGACGAAGCTTGCAATATGGGAATACCCAGTAGAAGTATGGAAGTGTGGTGTCACGCTTGCCATCCTTTACTGCGAAAGACCATACTTCAATTGAAACTCCGTTACCTGCAGGGTCATCGCCAACGGCAGGTGCGGCCCAACCGATAGACTTATTGTCAGGTGATGCATAAGAACCAAAATTCTTGCGGAGAAGTAGACCGCCAGACATTAGAGCTGAAAGCTCAGTGTCTGGTTCGCAAATCGCGATCTCCATAGTGATGCGCTTTAGAGTGTCAGGGGCTTTGTATGACACGCATA